AGCGCGACATTCCCTGACATTTTCTACAGTGGCGCATCGTGCGTTGCCTACCACGGCGGCCATTGGAGCTACGGCGCGATCGCCGGCCTGTTCTTTCTCGACGTCGCCAACGCCGCGTCGCACTCGGGCTCGGGCATCGGCGGCCGCCTCGCAAAGGTGTAATGGGTCATGTGACCTGTGTCATGTAACCGGGCTGGCCCGCCGAGCGGGCCGCCCATCCCTCTCACAAGGAGCACTGAATGAAAATCGAAAATGGTTCCCTGGTTGTCACGGTGGATGGCGTCGAGAAGACCGTTCCGCTGGCGACCATCGCCGCCGATGCCAAGGTGAAAGCCTGGCTCGTTCCCGCCGACTACCGCGCCGACCGCCTGTTTGTTGCCGTCACCGTCAAGGGTGAGGCCGAGGAAATCCCGGCCTGCGACCTGGCGGCGTGTGAATTCCTGGGCGAGCTTGATCTTGATGCCGGCGACGATGCCAAGCTGGAAGCCGTGAAGGCGGCCAAGCGCATCGAAATCAACGAGGCATGCAATACCGCCGTGGCTGCCCTGGCCGCCTCCTACCCGGAGCGCGAAATCCAGTCCTGGCCGCAACAGGTCAAGGAAGCCGAAGCCCTGGCCGCCGACCCGCAGGCGCCCGCGCCGCTGCTGACTGCCATCGCCGAAGCCCGCTCGCTGCCCGTGGTTGAACTGGCCTCGCGCGTGCTGGGCAAGATGAACGCCTACGCGGGCGCGTCCGGTGCGCTGATCGGCCGCCGGCAGGCTGCCGAAGACCTGATCGACGTAGCTGCAACGCCGGAAGACGTTGCCGGCATCGCCTGGTAAGGACTCGGCCATGAAACGCTACTGCGCACGGATCGGGCTGCTGATTGGCTCGATGCTCATGGCGCTGGCCGGCAACCTGATCGCCCTGGGGGCCGCCCTGCTGGGCAGCAACCGGGCGTGGCCGGTGGCCGTGGCCAACGACCAGGCGCTGAATGCGGCCCTGGTCGGGCGCGCCGGCAGCGAAGACGAGACCGTCAGCAGCCGGGCCGGCAAGGCGGCGCGCAAGGGGAAGATTTGGGGGTGCGCGCTCTGCCGCTTGCTGGACAAGATCGACCCTGGCCATTGCGAGGCGAATATCGAGCACGACGAAGGGGAGCGGACGCTTGAGTGAGGCGCACCTTGCCTTGATGACGAAGCTGGAGGAACTGGACGCCTACACGCACACCGTGTTGCACCAGTTCCCGAAGCTCGAACGCCATTTGCTGTGCGCCGAAATGCGCACGGACATGAACAAGATCATGCGGCTGACCGTAGTTGCCTGGAAGCGTCGCCAGAAGTCCGGCGCGCTGTTTGACCTCGATGTCGAGATTGAGGTTTTCCGGGGCTTCGTCCGCAAGGCGCACCGCATGGGCTACATCAACACCAACCGACTGGAAGTCTGGATGCGACACACGAACGAGATAGGCAAGATGGTCGGCGCGTGGATCAAGCACGAAGGGAGCGCCATGTAACCCTCACCGATTTTTGAGGGGCAATGGCTTAGTAACGGCGGCAATTGGAGCAACGGCGCGAACGCCGGCCTGTTCTATCTCAACGTCAACAACGCCGCGTCGAACTCGAACACGAACATCGGCGGCCGCCTCGCAAACGACTGACGCCAGAAGGCGAGCGGCTCAAGTGGCCGCCGTCCAGCGCATTTCCTTTGGGGCCATTGTCCTGACCATGCTGTCGAAGATGAACAGGGCGCTGCGGCCAGTAGCCGGGAAACCGGCGAACGTGGCGGCGCCCGACCACCCACAAGAACAACATGCCGAAAACAACCAACGGCCTCTGGGCCAAACTGATCGAATTCGAGAACCTGTACCAAGCCTTCCAGGAGGCGCGCCACGGCAAGCGGTATCGCCTTGAAGTGATGCGCTTTGCCAGCAATCTCGAAGAGAACCTGATCAACCTGCAAAATCACCTGATCTGGAAGACCTGGGCGCCGGGCAAGCAGCGCGAATTCACCGTCTTCGAGCCGAAGATGCGCATGATCCAGGCGCCGCCATTTGCCGACCGCGTGATTCACCATGCCCTGGTGCGTCTCGTCGATACACTCTTCGAGCGCAAATTCATCCCGGATTCGTTTGCCTGTCGCGTCGATAAAGGCACCCAGCGCGCCGTCTTCCGGGCGCAACACTTCCTGCGCGTGGCGAAACGGAACTGGGGCGACAAGGTTTATGTCCTGAAGGCCGACATCAGCAAATACTTCGCCAGCATCCGGCACGACGTGCTCATGAGCGAGGTGGAGCGCACCATTTCAGACAAGGACGTGCTCTGGCTGTGGCGCAAGGTCATCAGCGGCTACGGCCACGAGGCCGGCGTCGGCCTGCCGGTCGGCGCCCTGACCAGCCAGCTTGCCGCGAACATCATGCTGAACCGCCTGGATCACATCGCCAAGGACGACATGGGCATCCGCTTCTACGTCCGGTACATGGATGATTTCGTCGCCATCGTTCCAGACAAGGCGGCCGCCCAGAAGGTCATGCGCGAGCTTGGCGAGGCGGTCAATGGCCTGGCGCTATCGCTGAACCCGAAGACCGCGATTCACCCCTGGCAGCGCGGCATCGACTTCTGCGGCTATCGCATCTGGCCGACGCACATCCTGCCACGCAAGCGGAACATCAAGCGGGCGCGCCTGGCCTTCAAGGAAATGGCGGCCCAGTACCACGACGGTGAAATCGACCTGGAATTCGTGAGGCAGCGGGTGATGTCGTTCATCGCCTACTCGAAGCATTGCAGCGCCCATCAGACCGTTGAGGGCGTACTTGGCGACCTTGTATTGATTCCTGGCTTGCGCGGAGCATGCCCTGTAAAATGAACGCCAGTCGCCTGGTTGATGATTGCCGCATTGGCAATGACTGGCAAATTGCAGCATTTCTCCATGATGGTACAAACGATGGTATCGGCAAATCGCCACACTGAAAAACACAGCAAAAACAAGGCGCTTTCAGTCTTGTTTATTATTGAGTGGGAATGAATCTGCGTCAGGCAGACACTAGCAACTGAAGGCAGAAAACGCCCCGGAAGCCCTGAGAAATCAGGGCTTTTCGCTTTTTTGGCTGGCAGCGTCAGGCAGCAAAAAGCAGTGGGAAGCAGCATTTTTTGATGGTTTTTTTGATGGCATTGGCAATCGCTGATACCATGAACAGCCTTCAATACCATCACCGTGTTTTTTGTTGAATGATGGTATTGAATTGGCGTAAGTTGTTGATGCACAAACAAAAAAACACACAAAAACCGGACATCAGAATGATGGTATCGGGCGATGGATGGAAAACATGCTGACAGACACGAAACTGAGGAATCTCAAGCCTGGAGAGAAGGCGTACAAGCTCACTGACCGCGACGGCCTCTACGTCACGGTGCTGACCACGGGGACAATCTCATTCCGGTACAACTACCGCATCAATGGGCGTCAGGAAACGCTGGTGCTTGGAAGATATGGGCCGGGCGGCATCACCCTGTCGGAGGCCAGGGAGTTGCTTTCTGAGGCGAAGAAGGGGCTTGCTTCCGGCAAGTCTCCGTCTCGGCAGAAGGCCAGGGAAAAGCAGAAGGTCAAGGAGGCGGATTCGTTTGGGGAGTGGGCCGAACTCTGGCTGAAGGATCACCAGATGGCAGAATCGACGCGAGACATGCGGCGATCCGTCTTCGAGCGCGACCTGAAGGGGTCGTTCGGTCGGCTGAAGATGACTGAGATAACGCACGAGGACTTGCGCGGTCTGTGCGACAAGATCGTGGAGCGCGGGGCGCCGGCGACCGCCGTTCATGCCCGCGAAGTGGTGTATATGGTCTTCCGTTACGCGATGGAGAGGGGTCACAAGTACGAAAATCCGGCAGAACTGGTGCGGCCAACCTCGATAGCCCGATTCCAGCCGAAAGACCGCTCGCTGACACCGGAAGAAATCAGGATTCTCTACCAGTACCTGGAGCGCATATCGACATCGCCGACCATCCGCCTTGCGGTCAAGGTTCTACTGCTGACCATGCTGCGCAAGTCGGAATTGATCGAAGCCACCTGGGAAGAAATCAACTTCACCGATGCGGTATGGACGATACCGGCGGAGCGGATGAAGCGGAGGAACCCGCACAACGTCTATCTTTCGAGGCAGGTTCTCGATATTTTCGTGGCGCTGAAGACGTGCGCCGGCGGCTCTCGCTACGTCCTGCCTTCCCGCTACGATCCAGACATTCACATGAGCAAGGCGACGCTGAATCAAGTTACGACACTGGCGTTCAAGCTGGCGCAGAAGGAAGGGAAGCCGCTGGGCAAGTTTGGCCCGCACGATCTGCGCCGGACGGCATCAACGCTGCTGCACGAGGCCGGCTACAACACGGACTGGATTGAGAAGTGCCTTGCCCATGAGCAAAAAGGGGTGCGCGCCGTCTACAACAAGGCCGAATACTCTGAGCAACGGCGCGCGATGCTGCAAGACTGGGCCGACATGATCGACCAATGGACTAAGCCGCAGCAGCTTGAAGGCCGGGCGCCATCGGCTGCATAGCGGCGGCCTTTCGTTCCTCGATCCACTTTTCAATCTCGCGCAAGTCCCAAGCCACCAAGCGGGGCGTGATGGCAAAGCGACGGGGGAATTCCCCGCGCTTCTCCATATCCAGGATAGTCCGCTCGGACAGTGGAACCATGCCAAGAAGCTGCTTACGGTTGATGAGCACCTTGCCGGTCTTCTTCATTTCCTCAAACGTCAGGTCTCGTGCGTTCATTTTTGGTGATCCTCTCTGGTTTTCGTGTCTTGCTCGACAATGCCAATAATCGCAAGAACTTTTGCCTCGGCATCGTCAAATTTCCGACATGCTTCAGGCGATCCGCCGGAGTCGATGAGCTCCTTCGAGGCGTGATAGAACTGGGATAGAGCAGTCTTTGCGGCGGCCGCGCCTTGGGCCTCAGTTCGCAGTCTGCGAATCTCGATTTCAAATGCTGTTGCCTCGCAGAATCTCGCGCAAGGCGCCGGGTGCTTGCCTTCCTTCTGAAGGTCGTGCCTTGTTGGCTGGCTGCCTTCAGTTGTCAGGCTCAAGGTTCCAATCTGCTCTTCGCCGCACACGATGTTGATCTGGCTGAAGCCGCTCAACCCGTCGTCAAGCCAGATGAAAACGTCCTTCATTTCCACGGCCGCAGACAAGTCGCCAAACAGCGGCTCCAGCAACTTGAAGCCGTCGGCCATTGACCGGCGAAGCGCAACCCACTGCTCGAAGTCGCCAAGGCACTCCGGCAGCTTTTCGGCTGGCACGTTGAGGAAGTCCGACAAGGACTTGATTTCGTACTGCGCTGGTGTTTCGGTCATGCTGATTTCTCCATAAACATCGCCTCGTGGCGGAAGTTTGCTGCTGCTAGTGCCTCGGCCTGCACCGGCGAGACGCTGTTTCCGCACATGCGAACCTGAGCCGTCACCGTCAGCGGAACGCGCGGAATCTCCAGCGGATGGGCCGCCTGAACGCCATCCTTGAACAGCAGTTTCGGATCGGGTATTTCCTCGATAACGTAGGACTCCGGGAAGCCCTGGGCGCGGTACAGTTCGCGCGCTTTGAGCATGCGCAGCGTGATGTCGACCAGAACCCATTCGCCGACAAGAACCATGTCTGCCGGACTTGGAAAGTGCTCTGGAAGGTGCTCATGGAGCAACATGGCGCACTGCCTGGCGCGGGCAATGTGTTCCGGTGCAACGAAGTCAGCCGGAACCTGGACGGTTTGCACCAGGCCCATGCGTGCCTTGGTCGGCAGGGTGTGCATTGGTTCGTGGAGGGTCTGCCATTGGCCGCCGCTGCCGTAGTATTTGACCAAGTAGGCAGTCACCAGGCGCTGGTTGCTCCCGGCTGCCGTGATGGTCGAAATAGGAGCATCCGCCGGGCGGCCATCGCCATCGTAGAACCCGCCGTTTGCCTGTTCGAAGAAGGCGGCAACCAAGGCGCTCGGGATGCTGCTGGCAAGCACTGAGTTGAGCGGCGTTTCCAGGGAGCGGACGCCGCTACTCCAGCGTTTTGCACCGGTGCTGCACGACTCGCCATGTCCCATATCAACCAAGTGGGCCGACACAAGCGCTTGTTTGACGCCGCCGGCAACCACGGTTCCAAGCGGCTGCTCGACACTGCTTGTCCGGGCGTCCTGACCCTTGCGCTCACCGTATCCGATGGTCACAAGGTTTGCGCCGACCAGGGCATGATGCGTCCCGCCGGCGGAAATGGTCGAAAGAGGCGCCTTGATGCTATGGCCGCCAAGGTGAGCTTCGCTGGTTCCACGAAGAGGCGCGAGCGACGGCGCAACCACTGAGAAATGCCCGCCCTTGACCTGGGCGCAGATCGTCCGCAGTGGCTCGTTGGCCGACATGGTGCGCTGGTTACTGGCGTTGGCGTGCTCATTCAAGAACGGCGCCAGCGCGCCGGCATCGCCAACGATGAATGGCGCGTCAGAGGTCAGGACGTGGCGCCACAACCCTTTTGCAACGCGGCGCTGGGTGTTGGTTGCCAGCGGCTTCTTGCGGTCGAAGATGCTGGCCGCCTCGACGCCGAAATCAATGCACTCGGCGGCCGTCCGGTACGGGGCTATCTTGCGGGCGATCACCTCGCGCGATGTCGGGGCGCCGTGCGTCTGCTCCGGCCAGTGGATCGGAAGACCGTCGCGCCGGGCAACCATGAAGAAGCGCTTGCGGATCGTCGGGGCTCCGTTGTCGCAGGCGCGCAACTCTCGCCAATCGACCTTGTAGCCGTGCGCCTTCAGTTGCCGGATGAAGCTCTCGAAGGTCTTCCCCTTGCGCGACGGGTCTGGGTAGGCGTTCCCATCGTCGCCGACGACAAGCGGCCCCCAGGTGCGGAATTCCTCGACGTTTTCGAGCATGATGACACGCGGCCGGCACAATGCAGCCCAGCGCATCGTCACCCATGCCAGGCCGCGAATGTGCTTCGCAACCGGCGTCCCGCCCTTCGCTTTGCTGAAGTGCTTGCAGTCTGGAGAAAGCCACACCAGGCCGACCGGCTGATTCTTCGTTACCTTGATCGGATCGACATCCCAGACGCTTTCGCACAGGTGGAGCGTGTGCGGGTGGTTGATGGCATGCATCGCTAGGGCCTCGGGGTCATGGTTGATGGCAATATCAACCGGGCGGCCGAATGCGGCCTCAAGGCCGGTGCTCGTTCCGCCGCCGCCGGCGAAGTTGTCAATAATCAGTTCGCCGTGGAAAGGCAGGGCAAGTTGTGGGCGCATCATGCGGCTTCCTTCAGGTTCAGGCGATCTACTTCGATCTGGATTTGCTCAGTGACGGCATGCGCCCTGGTCACTTCGACCGGGAGCGAAACAAAGGCGCTGCGCGTCTCGTCAATCACGGCGCGGCCGGCAGAAACATCGTCCTCGGTGAGCGGGATGCCGTAATCGAGCTTGCGGGCCAGCTTGCGAAGCGGCTCAAGATCAATGTCGATTCCCTGGTTGCGGCAGATGCGCTCCCAGCAGTCGGCCCAACCGTCCATTGCCGGCGCCAGCTCGCACCATTCGTTGTAGAAATCCTTGAAGATCGGCTTCCCGCGCGACACTTCGATTTCACCGTCCGCAAGCCTGTCGAATGCGGTGTAGATGGGCTGGAACAGAAGGTAGATGCTGTCCATGCGCGGGGTGTTTTTCTTCACTTGATGGCGGGCCGGACTGTATTTCCGGCGCGGCTTCTTGCTCTTTGGCATCGCGCCCTCCAATGGGCAAAAAATCGGGGCGCTCTCGGCGCCCCTCGTTGGTTGATGTCTGCTCGACTATTTCTGCGGGAATGGCACTACGTTCACCAGTTCCTTTTCAACCCCGCCGGAGTCACGAAACTCATTCCACAAAATCAGATGGCCAGGGCAGTAATGGACGTTCGGGGCGACTTGATAGGCATGGCTGCTGCACAGCGGAAGGTCGCAGGTCTTGCCGTCGCCAACCGGGTAATCGCATAGGTAGCCGGAACTTGCCGCGCACTTCTCAGCGGCGCAGTGCGGCCCAAGATTGCCGCACAGAAACATCGTCCCGCCGTCCCTTGTTCTCTCGATGTAGCAAGGCATGACTGGCTCTCCTATCAGGCCGCGCCGGTTCCCGTGCTACCAAACCCGCCGGCGCCCCGCTCCGTGTCGGAAAGGTCTTCGACTTCCTGCACCTCGAAATCTGGGCACACGGTCACTACCAGTTGGGCGATTCGCTCGCCTGGCTGGATGTTGAGGGCGCCTTGGCCGTGGTGGGCGAGAATCACCTTGAGCTCGCCTCGGTAGTCGGCGTCGATGACGCCGGCGAGAACCGTTATTCCGTGCTTTGCGGCGAGGCCGGAGCGGTCTCGGATCAGCCCAACATGGCCGGGCGGAATCTCCACCGAAATACCGGTGCGAACCATCAGGGGCGTTGTCGTCTTGTGCAGGTACTCGGCTTCGAGCGCGTGCAGGTCAAACCCCGCCGCACCTTCGGTTTGGCGGCGTGGAATGATGGCTTTGGGGTCGGTCTTTTTGAATTTGAGGATTTGCATGATTTTGTTGGCTCTGAAATCGTTTCGGGCGGCCCGCTCGGCGGGCCAGCCCGATTACATGACACAGGTCACATGACCCATTACACCTTTGCGAGGCGGCCGCCGATGCTCGGGCCCGAGTACGACGCGGCGTAGTAGACGTTGAGAGAGAACAGGCCGGCGAGCGCGCCGTGGCTCCAAACGCCGCCGTGGTACGCCACAGCGTTTCCCCAGGCCCAGAAGTAGTTGCCGAAGGCCGAATCGTCACGATCCTCGCGGGTCTTCTTCGCCACAAACACGGCGCCCAGGTCGAAGCCCTCGCCCTGCTTGCGGGCGCGGCGGTGGAACCAGCCGCTGGATGGCGCCTTGACGCCGGTGGATACGTAGGATTTCCCGCCTTCAGCATCCCAGATGCGATAGCGGCGCTCTTCGTCGGTTTGCAGGCCATCGACCATCTGCCACACGTTGCCCCAGAGGCCCACGATGCCGCGCCAAGTTGCCTGAGCGACTACCTCATCATCAACCGGGCGGGCGCCGCTGCCATTGACGTAGCCATCACCAAGAGCCGACTTGGCGTCCGGCGTTCCAAGTTCGATCAGCGCGAGCGTTTGAATGGCGCCAAGGTGATAGATGCTCCACAACTGAAAGCCATCGAACTCGCCGTTGCGCGCCTCGGCTGCCTTTTGCATGGCCGGGAAGTTGATTCGCGTTAGTGGCATCTGGCCCGGCTGTGAGCCCAGCTTGTCGCCATCAGGCGTGCCCTGGTATTTGCCGACATAGAACGCCTTCAGTTGCAGGGCGTTGCGCATGAAAGCAGGGTGGGCGCTGAATCCTTCGTCGTGCTCGTCGCTGATCCAGACGGCTTTCTTGCCGACGTGCTCGCCAGACTCGATAACGCCAGAACGGTAGTAGAAGGTCGGCACGCGCACCATGTGCTGGCCGTCGATGATTTCGTCCTGGATGCCAGCGTAGGCCGGGTGCTCGTCGAAGTAGCCCGGCGCCACGTCGATGCTGTTGCCGGCCTCGTCGATGCGCTGCCAGGGGGTGTTTTTCTTGCCGAAGATAATGCCGATGATCTTGCCCATGTGATTCGCTCCTTGATGTCGAAAAAATGGCCCCAGGTGGGGCCGATACGGATACACGTTGATGACGCAGGCGTGCGCTGCTCAATCAAAAGGGATGTCGTCCTCGAAGTCGTCGAAGCCCCGTGATTGAGGTGCGCTTTGCCGCTGCTGCCCGCCGCCGTTGCCTTGTGGGCGCTGTTGCTGCTGCCGCTGCTGCGGTTCGCCGGAAGACTGTCCGCCGCTGGCGTCGCCACGACCGCCAAGCATGGTCATTTCATTGACCGTGATTTCCGTGGTGTAGCGGTCTTGCCCGTCCTTGTCCTGCCACTTCCGGGTTTTCAGGCTTCCCTCGATGTAGATCAGGGAGCCTTTGCGCAGGTACTGCCCGGCGATTTCGGCGAGCTTCCGGTAGAAAACGAGGCGATGCCACTCCGTTTGCTCCTTCTTCTCGCCCGTCTGCTTGTCCTTCCATGATTCGGACGTAGCCAGGGTGGCGTTTGTTATCGCGTCACCATTCGGCATGTAGCGGGTCTCCGGGTCTTTCCCCAGGTGCCCGACCAGGATTACTTTATTGACTGAGGCCATGCTCTTCCTTTTCTTCGATCCTCATTGTTGAAAACAGCGCTTCCTTTACTGCCCGTATGATGCGGGTCAGATACAGGTAGTCCGGGTTGTCCTTTTCCGGCAGCCGATACCACCACTCGTCACCCAGAAGTTTCTGCATCAGGTTGCTCTGGCTCCACGGGTCGGTAACATCGCCAACCTCGTCAATTTCATCGAACAACTCGCGCGCTTCGCTGGCGGTCAGGTCGCGTCTCCGGCGGTCGCGGATAACTTCCTTGCGCAGGGTCACGATCAACCCTTCAGGATCGAATACCGAACTATTGAGGCCGCTGGCGAGTTTCCCTGCCAAGTAGTGCTCATCGCAAGAACAGAAGAACTCGGCGATAGTCCGATCCCCCATTCCGCCCCAATACGACGCCCACGCCTTGCCATAGCACTCAATATTGATGCGCCCCTTTCTCGGCTCGATGTCCTCCAGCGTGACGCGGATAGAGTCAAGGTTCTGTACTTCGCTGATTTCAAGATGGCGAATCAGCTTCTCAGTGATCTTCATGCCGACCTCCTGTCACGCCATGCGCGTCGCGCTTGTGGTCTGGAAGCCCTATCTTTTTTACGAGCTTCCCGCATATCTGGCACTTGACCTTAGATACAACCTTTGTTCGCAAGTGACCACCGCTACCGCGCTCCCCCTTGCAGTCGGAGCAGTAGCGCGGCAGCCCATCGCCATCGCCTTTCAGGTAGCCGCCGCATCCTGCACAGAGCGTGCCGTCAAGCATCATTTCAGCAATCTCGCCCATCACGCACCGCCTTTTGCTTCGTCGTACTTCAGGATTCCCCATGCCAGCGCGTAGCAGCACCAAACGAACCGGAAGGTGTATTCGGTGAGGTCGTGCTCCCAGAAGTCCTGAAAGTAGAAGCTGCCAACGTCGTTATTGACGAAGTGGCTGAAATCGTGTGCGGCGGTTTGTTTTCGGTATCCGCCTGAGTCGCCGTCCGCGCCCATCACCTCAGACATGACCGCACCCCACAACTCGCGGCGCTCATCTTTGGTTGTCCGGTATGCGTTGCCGCGAATCCATGCGATGAGGTCTTCAATAACGGCGCGACTGAACTTTTCTTCGCTGAACTCCTTGGCGGAGCCTTCTCGCCGGCCCCCATCCACGGCCTGCAATTTCTCCGACCAGTAGCCAAGATTGATGCAAAGCTGGCGCCCGTCGCGCTGCAAGTATTCCCGGTCGGCGCGGAAGAACTCGAACATGTCGTTCAGGCGAGAAAAGACATAGCAGCCCATGTCGCCGGAGTAGGCCAGGTATCCCGGCCACGTCACTAGATCGAAGTGCATGCACCCGGTTCCCGGCTTCTTGAATCGGATGTGCCGATAGACGCCGTCGTCGCGCAAAACCTCCATTTCATGCGCGGCCACGTCCTTGAGGAAATCGGCCTCTGTAGTATCGCGCGTCATGCTGCGCCTCCTTTCGGATACCCGTCATGCTGCACGCCGCCCAACAGCCTGCCGGCGGCCGCCTTGCCCACCTTCACCACGGTAAGCACGTCGGCGTTTTCATCCTCTGGAAGATCGTCACCCCAGAAGCTGCCATCAGACCGGATGTGCCTCACTTCGCCCTTGACGGTGCCGAATGCACGGTTTCCGGCCGTTGCCCATTCGCCCCATTGCTTGAACAGGAAAGGCACGTCAGCCGCATCGCACTGGTCGCGTAGCTCATAAGCCCAGTCTGGATTCATCGGCCTGGCGTGCGGCCCGCTCTCGCCGCCGACCACAACCCAATCGAGCATGTCGTGCAAGTGGCCGATGTTGCGGCGCATCCAGGCGGCGCCGTCCTCGTACTGGATGATGTCAAGCCACTGGCTCAGATCAACTGACCCAAGTAGCGGCTCCATGCTCAACCAGCGAACTTTTGCGGGTATCCGCATCAGCTTCGGAATGTCGCGGTCGGCCTCTTCCTGGTTGCATATCGTCACGCCAAGCCAGACACGATCAGCGATCATGTCGAACATCAGGCCGTCGCCGGAACACATCCGCATGACGTTGCCGACGCGCTTTGTCACCAGCAGCCAGTCAAGGTACGGCGTCTTGGCGATCAGGCTGAACAAGTCCATGCGCCAGGCGTCAGGAACGGCGTTGTCGAAGACATCGGCCAGCGACGCGCAAAACACCCTTGGCCGCTCGGGCTTGGAGAAGCCGGCATCAACAAGCTGGGCATCGGTGAGTCCAGGATGCGCCTCCTTGAATGCCTGCCAAGCGTTGTGCTGAATCTCGGACTGTCGGTTCCACTTGATAGGCTTCCGCCAGTTCGCCTCGCTGCTGCGGCGCCGGTCGGCTCCCGGCCCCCACTGCACCAGGCCGCTACGCTTGGCCCAGCCCTCGGCGTAGCAGTGGTCGCAGCCAGGCCCGACCTTCTGGCAGCCAAACCAAGGGTTGAACGTGTGGTTGGCCCACTCGATTTTCGTGTTTTCTGCCATGTTGCTCCCCTTGGCTATGCAGCCATCAGCACCTTGCGCGAGCCGGAAGAATCCATCGGGCTGACGACGCCGAAGCGCTCCATTTGCTCGACCAGCCGGGCCGCGCGGTTGTATCCGATGCGCAAATGGCGCTGCACCAGCGAGATAGACGCCCGGCCGTTGTCGATAACGATCTGGCGGGCCTGCTCGTACAGCGGATCATCTTCGTCGCCGACGCCAGAAATTGAAGCCGCCGGCTCTTCTTCGTGCTCCTGAATTCCGCCCAACGCCTCGTTGATGGCTGCAAAGGCTTCGCGGACTGCGCCGGCGTTCAGGATGATTTCGGCGTCGTGGCGCTCTTCCTCCATCATGTCCGCCTGGGCTGGGTCGCGCTCTTCATTGACGCCGATGTGAGCGATTCGCTTCAGCACCAGCGACTGGGTGAGAACGAAGGACAGCTTGTCGGCGTGCGTCACAGCCAGTTCTGAGCATGTCCGGCCGTGCTCAACCAGCCTCCGCACCTCGTCATCGACCATGCTCTGGTTGGTGAGCCGGATTTTTCCGCCCTCCGGGTTTGTGAGAAGGGCGCGGTCGTCGATGGTGAAGAAGTCTGGCGCCTCGCCGGACTGAACCCATGCCGTGAAGTGGCTTGCCGGCACGCCCTTGGTGCGCCAGCGCCGCAGCTTCGGCATTTCGTCGAAGTTGCGGATCAGGGTTCCGATGAGGTTGTCCACTTTGGTTTCGCTGGCGGCATCGACAACCATCAGCCCGGCGCCGAAATCCAGCCAGGCGCGGACGACGGTTGTTCTGATAAATGCCTTGGCGAGCAATTCCTTGGTGACGAGCTCCTTGATTTCGCGCATCTGCTTGCGCCCAGGTTTGTAGCCTTGCTGCTCTTCAATCTCTTCCGCCCGCCGCTTGGACTCCGCCTGAACGACACAGGCTGGAAGAATCTTGTCGTCTTCACGCATGGCGATTGCCGCTACGTTATCGGCGAAGCGGATCAGGCCCTCCATGCCGGCAACTGGCGGGATAAACCCTCGGCTGCTTGCCTCGGAGGCTCCGCAAGGGATGAACGGTCGCCGCGCAACGGCGGCATCAATGGTGTCCAGCGTGATGCCGGCAAATGTCAGGATTGTTGCGTTGCGGGCGAGCATTCTGCTATCCCCTTTCAGTCAATGGTTACGGATTGGTCGGTCGGTGCGAACTTGCCTGGAATCCACGAGAGCGGCGTCCGGCATGCCTTGATCGCTTCGTTCAGTCGCTCGAAAGCCTCTTCAAGCTCCGGCGGAAGGTCGCCGTCTTCTGGCAGTTCGTCCGAGTAGTGGTCTTCCGCGTCGATCTGTCTGGCGTATTGCGGATCGCATATCACCAGGCGCAGCGATTGCGGCGTGCATTCGTTCTCTTCGCAGTGACATGACAGGTCGTCGGAGTCCTGGAAGAAAACATCGGCCGCCTGTGAATACAGGAGGCTTTTGCCGTCCCACTCTTGGCGCGGCATCGCTTGCCATTTCTCGATTTCCTTGGACTCGCGGCACTGGTCGCAGATCGTGTATCCGCGAACCGGTATCAGCGCATCACAGGCGTCACACTTGCGATGGGTGCAGCCGTCGTAGCGCGCCATGTGCTCGTCGTTTCCCCAGAATCGACCGGAGCGAGAAACCCAGCCGGTTACGGTCTGGATGCTCGCGGCCTCGGCGGAGTCATAGGGAACGATCTTTTCAGGCTCCTTGTTTTGGCTCATGCTGCCCTCGCCATTTCTGCCAGTTGGTGCAACTTGTCAGCCGGCAAGGTGATCGACTTGGCGTGAAGGCGACGATCTAGGAAGAGCGTCACCCGGTCGCCGCCTGCATGGAACCCAGCAAGACCGGTGACGCTGAACGGCTTGCGCGGCTTGCTGGATTTTTTCTCCGGCATGGCCTTGGCTTTGGCGGCCGCAAGCTCGCGGTCAAGCCGGGTCACTTCCTCTACAGCCTCGGAGAATTTCTGCTCAAGGCGGTTTGCCTTGTCGATGAACTCCTGGGCAATGCCTTTCTGGCGCTGGATTTCTGCCCGCAATTCGTCGGCGCTGATTTCCGGCGCCTTGGTTGCGTCCGTCTGATCGGCGGCGCCTTTCGGCTTGCGCTTGGCCTTCGCGCCGACCTCGCCGGCATCGTCGAAGTCCTTGTCGGCATGCCGCCACTGGACTTCCTTTCCGTCGCCGGTCATGCGGGAGCGGTGAGTAACGGCGCCGGACTTCTCAAGCTGCTTTAGGGCAACAGAGACATTCGATGCGCTGCGCCACTTTCCTTCGGCGGCGATTTCGGCGGCCGTCATCCAGCCGGTTGCCCTGGATAGAATTTCAATCAGTTGTTCTTGCATGGATCAATCCTCAATGGTGCTGAACGGGTGCAGTTCGCGTTTCGCAGCAAGGTAGGCGGCGTGCGCCTCTTCCTTGGTTTTGAATAGCCCTGGATACTTGGCTTTCCCGTTGATGTAGATTTGCGCCTGCCACTTTTGGCAGCCTTCGTGCCAACTCGCCCCAAGCAACTTGCTCGTGGTGTTGTGGCGCTGGGCGGAAATCTGGTTTTGAAGGTTCTCTGATTTGGTCGCCTCTCGAAGATTGGCGATGCGGTTGTCAGAGCGGGTTCGGTTGATGTGGTCAATCTCGTTTTCCGGCCAGACGCCATGCACGTAAAACCATGCCAGCCGGTGGGCGAGGTAGAGCTTGCGGCGCAGCTTGATCCTGACGTAACCATCCGGCAGCAGCGTCCCGGCTTGTGCGCCGTGGGCAACCCTGCCATTCGGCTTCCCTCTCCAGGTGAAAATCCCGGTTTCCGCGTCGTAGCTCATGAGGTTGCGCAGGACTTCTACGGTCAACGTGGATTTTTCGTCAAAAGTCGGCGCTGGCGATACGGCGCTCATGTCGAACCAACTTCCCAAAACCAGACCTCAGTCAAAGCGCCTGTTTTCCCGTTCTTGAATCCGCCGACTTTCGCCCAGCCAGCCTTTTCAAGAACCCGCTTTTGGGCTGCATTCCCGCCGTCGACCGTGCAAGTTGCGGCGTCGTAGCGAAGCGATGCCAGCATCTGCATCTGCTCTTGCTTCAGGAAGTGCCCAATCCCTTTGCCGCGATGTTCCGGTGCCACAAAGAAGCCGTGGCAGTGTGCAAGCTGGGGTTGGCCTGGCACGCTATCAATTTCATAGGCGCCGTATTGCGTGCAGTATCGAGTCATGGCCGCCCCTTACAGTGCGGCGAGCGCTTTGCGCAACTCGCCTACGTTCCAGGCGGTTACTCGCTTTGAGAGCTTCCTTGGTTTGGGTATGCGGCCATCCTTGGACATACGCCAGACGGTCGCGTCTGAGCAGGAGAGCAGCCCCATGACGATTCGAATCCTGACGTTTGCAGAGTCTGGAAGATTATCGAACCCCGCCAATTCCTCCCGGCTTTTGTTGTTTTGATTTGCTGACATTATGCAGCCCTCCGTAACGAGTCACCTCCGACAGAGCCGCGCTCCATCCACAAGACCTGAAACGTGTTAGGCGCTTGCGGCGGCTGCTTGAAGGTGCCAAACACCAGCATCGTTTCCGCATCGCCGGATACCGCAAGCTGATGAAACCACTTGAGGCCAGCCATGCGGTTATCGGAATCAAGGCAGTCGAATTCGTCGATAGCGAAGAAGCGCAGGCCAGACAGGAACGAAATAGCCTCGACCATCGCCATGTTTGCCCGGTAGCGCGCCGACTGGCTGCCCAGCGAATACAGGCGGCCGTTGATTCGGATGGTCATGTCGGCATCAATCGAAACCTGATCCCAGCCAGTGGCAATCGACGTTGCGCGCAGTCGGTCGTTCAGCGGCTTGATGGCATCGGCCAGCATTTCACCGGGGATTCCATCGGGAGCCAGGGCGTCGGCGATGTCAGACCACGCAAGGATGTCGCCATGCAGCGCGGCCGCTTGGTCGATGACTTCCTGGTGCCGCTTTGCCTGCTCGGCAATGGCCTGGTATTTTTCGGCGTCGGCGCGCCAGCCGTTGCGCTTTTCGCTCAACTCACTGACCTTGGCCTGAATCGCCTCCAAGTCGATTGCCTCGACCTTCTCGCCATCCAGTTCAGCCAGCTTGGTGGCGGCGGCTTCAGCGGCTGCCAGGTCGCGCTTGCTGTTGGCAACGGCGCTTTGCAGCAAGGTCAGTGCGCGCTCATGCTCAGGCAACCGCGCAACTGCCTCCGGGTCTGCCTGGTCGCCGCTCTTGAACGGCCAGCCATGCAGCTTTTTGTATTCAGCCAAATGAGCGGATGCGCGGCTGACTAGCCCTTCCGGCCACTCGATGTCATGGTGATTTTCAGCCACGACAAGGAATTCGTCTGCCACGGCGGCCAGGCCGCGCAACAGGTACTCGCCCGGTGCTTTCGGATTGACGCTTGCGGCGCCGGCCTTGGCGCGGGTTTCTTCAACCTTTGCCTCCCACTGCTTCAATTCCGCCTCGTCGTGCGCCAGCTTTGACTTAAACCGGCCGACGGTGCCAGCTTTTTCGGCAAGATGTTCGCGCTCGGTCTCGGCCTGCTGCCGGCGCTGCAATTCGGCACGGGCCGCGCCAAGTTCCTGCTGCGCTGCCGAAAGCTCGCGCTCAACCTCGCTGGCTTTTTGGCGCGCATTCTCCGCCCGTCCCGCCGCCTTGTCCGACTCAGGAGGCAGGGCGGCCGGCTGCCACTTTGCCGCCTTGTCTTTTCCCCAGGTCTCGCCGCCAGTCACGGTCTTCCAGCTTGCCTTTTTCTCGCGCACCTTGGTTCGCGCCTCGGTCTCGGCTGCCGGAAATCCGTTGCGCAGCAGCGGGGCGATTGCCTCAACCTTCTTGGCGTCGCAGCCACGCGCAACGAGGCGGTCGCCGACGTTCTTGCTGTCGCATTGCAGTCCGGACAGATCGAACAGGAAGGCACGGCGGTCGTTCTCGGTCATGGCGGCGAAGCGGCCGGCATCCATAACCAGCGGAAGCGCCTTCAACTGCAAGTCATTGACCAGCGTGCCGACCGTCGAAACTTTGCCGGCCGGCAATTCGAGCTCGGCGCTGTTGCCGTTTTCCAGGCGGACGATGACGCCGCCCGTTTTCGTGCCATCGCGCACCAGGGCGTCCATGTCCTTCTTCAGCTTGACGCGGGTGCTTTCGCCGGTCAGCGCGAAGCGGATGGCCTCGTGCAATGACGACTTGCCTTGTTCGTTGGCGCCGGCGATCAGGCAGATCGGCGTGCCGGCGAGATTGATGTTGATGTCGGTCAGCATTTGGAAGTTGCTGACGCCAATGGATTCTATTTTCATGTCCGTCCTTTCGTGGTCAGCCTTCGGATTCAGCTTCCGCCTCGATGGCCTTCAGGTAGCGTTCGGTGTCGTCGCCGGTCAGCAGAATGATTGCCCCGACCGGCTTTTCCCCTGCGGTCTCAAAAACCAGTTGCACCTTGCTGGCGCCGGCGAGAGACATGGAGCGGGTGATGACCTTCAGCGGCATGCTTGCCAGCCGTTCAAGGTTCAAAAGGTCGGCAGCGGCGCCGTCCGGCTTGTCGATGATTTCGTACTCGCCGTTGATCCAGCCTTCCTGGTGCGACGCTTCTCTGTCTTCCGGCAGCGATGCAAGGGTCGCGTGATCCTTCACGTCGCTCCAGTTCATGTTGTTGGCGGCCCAGTCGTGAATTTCGTAGTCGTCGGACTGGAAGAGCGGGAGCGTGTCCTCGGCCAGCGAACGCTCGATGTCGCCGTCAAACTCCTTGTCGGCGTAATACTTGGCCCGGTTGCGGGCGATGATTTCTGTCGGAACGTCGTACTTGGCGCCGTCCGGCATGGTGATGCGAATAACTTGCATGGGGTTCTCCCTGGGGCGGCGCGGTGGCCGCCCGGTGGTTGTGAGTTAATCGACGTTGCCGAAGCCGCCGGACTCAGCGAGTTCGCGCGCTTGAATCTCGGCAAGCTCTTCTGCCGTCGGCTCCCAGTTGTCGCCGCCTCCCTGGATTTCGCCGGTCTCTTGATCGACGTTGGCCTGGGCGGCGCGCCGGGCCGGCTGCTGGCGGGCTTGGCGGGCCTCAACCGGTTCGGCCTGGCGATTTCCTTTGCCAAGGTCGGCGGGCAGGTGCTCGGCCTCTTGGTGCTCAATCGCCGGCGGGCTGTAGCCGTCCTGCACCACGCCGCGCACGACATCCGGGTCAGCCATCGCCGACATGTCGATGACGTTGCGGTCGGCGTTGGAGTCGATTTCAGCAGCGGCCGACATCGCGTCACCGGGCATCAACGGCAACTGCTTGGCGTGCTTCTTGATCGCCGACTTGGCGGCCATGTCGTCTTCCCACATGACCCAGGGCGTTTCGGCCAGCTTCTTTTCGGCCTTCTCGCGGTCTTTCTGGTTGTCGGCCTGCTCGACGTTGCGCATCAGGGCGTTGTAGGTCTCGCTCTTGCCGCGAATCTTCTCCACCTCGGAGAGCGGAAGAACGGTCGCCATTTCAATGCCGGATTCCAGCTTCGTGTAGCAGAACGAGCCGATCAGGCCGCCACGATCCTTGAGCGCCTTGCGGTACTTCAGGAACGACTCGGAGCCCAGCATGTGGTCGAACAGGTCGCCGTCGTGGATCGCTTCGGCCTGGACGCTGGCGATGTGCGGAGAGCGGTGGGCGAGGGTGATAAAGCCGCGATAGCCAATCTGGAACTGGCATTCGTAAATATCCACCCACTGGTTATCGACCTTGGCACGCTTCTTGTAGGGAATCAGAAACGCTTGCTGCTGTACTGTGTTCGGCTCCAGGCCCAGGGCAGCAGATGCCATGAAGGAACCCAGGACGCTTTGCGGATCGCACTGGGCAAGCAGCGGAGTTTTCTTCACCGCGTTGATCGCCAAACGCAGGAAGCGGTCGGGCGTCAGGAACTTTCCGGCCACGGCGCCGATACCCTTCTGGACGCGCGGGTCGTCCAGGAAGTCGAAGATGGTCTTGGGTCGGCGGGCGGTCTGTTGCTGCTGCCCCTGCTGGAGGTTGGAGAGGTTAGTGGTAGCCATGTTGGGCCGTCCTTTCAGTTGAATTGGCGCCAGTAGTCGTTGCGACGCATCCTGGCGTGGAGTTGGAGGTGGTACTTGTGCGAGCACACAAGCAGGTTTTCACTTCGGTTATCGGTTCGGTCGCAGTTGATGTGATGCACGACCTCGCCGGGTTTTAGGCGCCGCCCAAGCGCCTTTTCTGCTTTCAGGACATGCTCGTATTGGCGCTTGCGCGAACCGGTGTTGATGCGGACATAGCCTTGACTGCTCAAACCGGAAGAACCCAGCTTGTTGATCGAGTTGCGGGCGCCTCGCGGCAGGGCAGGGCCAACGAATTCTGGCTTTGAAGTCGTCCCGCGCATTCGCTCGCCCTGCGGCTTGACGTGCATCCCGGCGGCCTTCAGCCGGCGGAGAACGGTTTGCGTCGAAACGCCAATTTCTTCCGCTATCTCGCACGCCGGCTTGCCTGCTGAGTACATGCAGGCGATTGCTGCCGTGTTGATTTCGATTGCAGGGCGGGCCATGTCAACCCCTCCACTTGCATGCCCCGTAGATCGGGCAGAACTTCGGCGTGCATAGCTGGCTTCTTGCGTTGCCGTAGAACATGCCGCTGTGGATGATCTTCGACGCGATTTCCAGCGCACCCGGACTGCCCTCTGAGCCAATCAGCAGCGATTTCGCATTGCGCACTTCGCCGGTTCCGATTCGCTGAGAGGCCGGCGTCTTGGCCGTGTTCATGCCGATGATCTGGCCGGGAGCCGTGATCTGCTGGCCGGTGGAATGCTCGGCCAGAAGCTCATAGACGCCAATCTGTAAGGCGTGCTTACCAGTTGCCGCCACGCCATCGGAGCCGACGGCGGTCTTTCCGGTCTTCAGGTCGGCAACGCCAAGCCCTTCGGCGGTTTGGCGAATGCGGTCTGTGGTTCCGGTCAGCGCAATCCCAAGATCGGAGATTTCCAGCCGCTCGCACATAACCTCGATTCCGGTGTAAATCTGCGCTGGCGCAATCTCGGAGCAATACTTGACGTGCAGAGACAGGGCGATGCGTTCTGCCTCGCTTGGCGCCTGCTCGCTCCAATCGACTTCCTCGTCTGGCTTGTTGATCGCATCGACCACGGCGCCAGCGGCGTCGTCAATCGTGATCTGGCTGCCTGACAAGATGGCCTTGTCGAATGCTTCGGCGCCGGCATGAACGGCCGTGCCAAGCTGCGCGGCGGCTGATGTCGGCATCCATTTCTTGTCGATGTGCTTGGCCGCCCAGCGCGCCGGGCAGTCCATCAGATCGGACAAGCTGCTTGCCCGGATGGTGATGATTTCCTTCATGGTCTTCCTTTCAGTCTTTGCCCCAAGGGCATCCGTCGTCTGCCGTGCACTCGGTGATCGAATACCAGCGGTCGCCGGTTCCGTAGGGATCAACAAGCCGCTGGCTGTAATGGCAATCGCCGCATGAGCGCGGTTCTGTGCCGGGGTTGATGCATTTGCCGCCATCTGGCCGATGAGGGAATGGATAGGCTGCGCACTGACATGGGCTCATGACGCCTTCCTTCGGGTGATCGCTCGTCCGTATCCGGTTCCGCTTTCCGCGTAGGAGCACCAGACTGTTCCGTCCAGGTTTTGAACGGTACTCAAGAGCTTTTCGCCTTGCTGGGCAGGCGGGCAACTGCGCTGTGCAACCTCTTTGCCATCGCTGCGGCCAATCAGGTATAGCGCCGGCCCGGCATTGACCAGGGCGAACAGCCAGAGGAAATGAATCGCGGTGCGGCTCATAGAGTCAGCCTCGCAAGGCGCCAGGCGTTTTGAATCGAATGCCCGCGTTTGAGGTAGTACAGAAAATCAGATAGGAGCTTTTTCATTGCACGCTCCCGGCTGGTTGTGCGAAAGCGCCTACTGCGTCGCCGTCGCCGAAAATCTCGAAGGCGCGGAGGATTGCATCGCAGCCCGATGTAGCCAGAACGCCGATTCGCTCAACCTGACGGCCTGCCGGCGTGCGGCGATAGACCTTGACGCGGAATGGCTTCATCGCCACCCCGCACATTTCCAAGTCTTTCGGAGACAAGCGGCCTACTTGCTCATCGTCCGACATGACTCCGTAATCGATTGCTTGCGGCATGGTTGCCTCCTTGTAAAAGTGCCCGCTGCCGGAAGCCTCGGCGGGCGCGAGGAAGGGAGGACGTTTCCGGCTACGTTGGGGGGGGATTAGTGCCCGTCTCTCCGGGCTGTCACGAATCTTTCGTCCATCGTTGCGGCATGTGTCGAATGCGAGCACCGGCGGAAGGTGGTTCCTGATTGCGTCTGTAGATCGCGGTTCGTCAGCGTTTCACCGCATGACTTCTGCGGCTGGCCTACGAATTCCAGGGTCTGTCCTTCCGGCTTGCTCTCATGCTTCGGGCGTTAGTTTTGGAAACCGCCAGACCTCCAGAGAATTTGTGTCGGCCCTCTGGTCAGCCGCCAAAGCAGCCTTGTTAAAAGCCGCTTTGGTGCCCGGTGTTACCTCGCCACCTCCGGATGGGCGTCTTTCGACCGAGTCTTTGGTTTCATCGCAGCCCCACGGGCCACTCCCCCAGGGAGCCTCGGATTTCGCGTGCTTTTACTTCTGCGGCACGCGCCACGGCGCAGGAGGTTGTCGCCCTTGCGGGCCTAGCCTCTATTCATCCAACGTGTTGTTAAGGAGCGTTGCGCCGCCGGGCGTTGCCTGACGTTGCTTGTTTCTGAGACTGGATATTAGTCGGACTGTTTCATGCTGTCAACAGTCCGACTAATTATTTAGGCCAAAAAAAACCCACCGATTGGTGGGTCGTTGTTTGTTCGCTACGTTCTGTTACCGCATCCCAGCGGCTGATAGCCCGGAGAGTATCGATCCTTGCTTTGTCTGAACCGATGTTTCGAGAATCTGTTGCGCCTGGGCCTCGTCGATTCCAGCCTTAGCCATGTTCTTCAGTATTCTCCCTCTTACCCCATCACCGCTGTAGATCGGGGTTGGAGACCTGCGCTGGCTTCTGGCAATGGTTCCTTCTACGAAGGCGCCTGAAAGCCCAGCAACCGAACAAGAGGCGGCGCCAGCCTCGTTCTTCTTGCCTTGCTTGTGAAGGGCGCTCCAGCATGAATTCTCAATTGCAAGCATCTCGCTTGCTCCGCCATATCGGTACGCCTTGTACATATCTCCAGCGATAGCAAAAGCCTTATCGTCACTCACGAGGGCCCCTTGAGGCGCCGAATTTGCGCCCTTGCTCGTCTTGTATGTTCCGTCCATTGATCCGGCCGCATTCAATCCGCAATAGCCTTCGCACCCCTTGGTTGTCACGACAAGCTGACCGCCTGAAAAATTAAGTACGGCAACGCATTTGTCGGAACCTTCTCCCGATGTGTAGGCGGCACGGTTTTCGTCGATCATCGCCGCCACACCCTCTAATTCGCAGGCGCCTTGGTTGGCTGACGAATTGATTGAGAACTCAACAGATTTTCCCTGCTGCTTTATTTCAGCAATAGAGTTTTTCTTTGAATATGTGCCGCCAATATCGGCAAAAGCAACCGACGGGACGGCTGCCGTTATCAATGCCAAAAAACCAGCTATTTTCATGGCTTGCATGTTTTGAACCACCTCTTCACCTGACCAATAATCGTGAGTCTATCCTCTTCGTCAGGCTCAATGATTTGATCTTGATAATTCGTCTTATCAGGGTTGTCCGAGACAAGGCGAATTCGACGGCTTTTCACGTCGGCAACCAGCCTTTTCACGATCAGCCCGTCTCTAAATGCAAGGCAATACAGCCCGTCGCCACGGTAGTTTTTGACAGTGACATCAACAAACATCAGCGATCCGTCGTCAATTGTTGGCTGCATGCTTACCCCTGAGCACGTTACCAGCTTTATCCGATTGTGATCGGTAGTGCCAAGGTTCTCGTTCGCCCATTCTTTCAAAACCGGTAGGTACTCAACCATATCAGGGTGAGCTACCTGCTCTGCGCCAGGCCCTGCTGACATTCTCACGTCGTAGATTTCAAACCTAACAAAATCATCGTTCGCCGAAACAACGCTAAATTCACCATCTATCAATTTAGCGTCCGGCATGCCGGCCACAAGATACTCATCAATGGCGCGGCGATCATTTTCAATTTGCTGATTTAGTTTGGTTGCGTTTTCTTTTTCTTTCTCAAAATCAGTCAATTTGCGCCTCCCTGCGTCTCCTGACTTGGTTGAAAAACCGGCAATCCTGTCAATTTCTTTTTGAATTGATGGACTGAACTCAGAAACTGCGCACCCGAAACGGCCTGCAAATTTCACCGCCGCTTCAACGTTCAGCGGGATTTTTCCTTTCAGGTACTGGCTGACAGAGCTTTGCACCGAGTAGCCAAGGTCATCCGCAAGCGTTGCCTGCGTCAGGCCGTGCTTGGTCTTGTGCTCTTCGAAGATGGCCATGAGGCGCTGTGCGTCACCCTGTTGCTCTGGCGTGAGTGGTTTGGCTGGCATGTCAGTAGGTTATTACGCAGGCTAATAATTACAAAACAGTCCGACTATTGACGAGGCGCAACAGTCCGACTAATATCGCGGCATGAGAACGAACAACATCAAGCAAGTTCGGGAGCGACTTGGGCTGTCTCAGGCGTCATTCGCCGAGGCTATCGGCGTATCGCAGGGCAACATCAGCCACTACGAGTGCCAGCGCCAGGACGTTTCTCCCGACGTGGCGCGCCGCATCATCGCGGCTGCCCAGGAGCGTGGTGTCTCGGTGTCCTTTGACGACATCTATGTCGCAGAAGGCGGGTCTGGCGAGACATCGGTATGACCATTTCCTTTTCCTCCATCGCCATTAGGCGGTTTGCGGCGCTGGGCCTCTCCGGCCTGGCGCCATTTTTTTGGCGTGAAACAAGTATCTGCCCGGCGCCGGTTCGGCGATAGGCGACTTTTGAAAGGCATTCGTCATGAGACATACAAGACCGACCAAGCAGACACATCGGGCGCTCTTCCTGGCGCTTCAGGCCGATTCAAAGGAATACCCAGGCGGCGTGAAGGCCATCGCCGAAGTCATGGGGGTGAATGGCAACACGCTATCGAACGGCATCAACCCCGACCATGATGCGCCGCCACCATCGTTTTCTGCCATCTTGGAGATAGTCGTATTGGCTCAGGCCAAGCGCTCAGTGTTCGCCCTGGCCCAGCTTGTCGGACAGGTTCCGATGGATTTTGAGCTTGAGCAGCGCTCTCCGGCGGAAGCCGTCCGGCTGTTCCTGACGCTGATGCACACCGTCGGCGACGTTCTTGGCAAGGGCAGTGACGCCGCCAAGGATGGTCGCTTTGACCCGGACGAGCGAAAGATGCTCGAACCAATGTTGCTGTCTCTCATGAAGGCGACCGGCGAACTGTTGCAAGCCATTCGCGGGTAACGCCATGAGCCAGTGCGACCGCCTCCTTGCCCGCCTGAAGCGCGGGCCAATCACCCCGATGGAAGCCTGGAGCGAACTTGGCATTTACCGCCTTGGCGCTCGCGTTTTCGATCTGAAGGCCCAGGGCCATGAAATCGTCCGGGAACTGGTTGCGGTGAACAACCGCTTCGGGGAGGAATGCCGGGTTGCGCGGTACAAGCTGGACGCGAAGAACAAAGAGGCGGCAATGCAAGCCACCCTGATTCAGTAGGCGATGGAGAAAACATGAAAAACAGATCAACAAGGGGGAGCTATGCCTAACGGTTCTGGCGTCCCGACATCACTCAGGAGGCGTGTTTTCCGCGAGGATGGGCTCAAGTGCGCGTCATGCGGAGTTCCTGGCTTCGAGAAGCGGTTTCCAAGGGGCGGCTACGGCTACTACACGCACGCCGAAGGCGTGTATCTGAGCATCGATCACATTGTTCCAAAGTCCAATGGTGGAACAAACGACAGGTCGAATTTGCGCGTTCTATGCACCGTCTGCAACACGAGGAAGGGCGCCAAGAATGCGTGACTATTCGAAGGTTTCTGCCCAGTTCTGGACTGGAAAAACGGGCCGCTCTTTGCGTGGCGACATGCAAACACAGATCGTTGCCCTGTATCTGATGACAAGCCCCCATTCAAACATGATCGGGGTCTTCAACTGCCCTGTTATCTACATTTCTCACGAGACAGGAAGCCCCTTGGAAGGGGCTTATGAGGGGCTTAAAAAGCTGATCGAAGGGGGTTTTTGCACCTATGACGAGGACTCCGAAACGGTCTGGATTCACGAAATGGCGAAATTCCAGATCGGTGACTCGCTGAAGGCGTCTGACAACCGCGTCAAAGACATCCAAAAGCAGTATGAAAACCTGCCTGAAGGCCCGATAAAACAAGGCTTTTATGCGAAATACCGCGACGCCTACCACCTCCCTGAAAGCGGGGAATGCGATAGCCCCTCTGAAGCCCCTTCTAAGCCCCTGCCAAGCCAGAAGCAGGAACAGAAGCAGGAACAGAAGCAGGAACAGAAGCAGGAACAGGAACAAGCTTTGGCGCCGTCGCAGGACGGCGATGCTCCGCCTCCGGCTACGCCGAAACCAAAGGCCTCGCCTACCGGCACTCGTTTGCCTGAAGGCTGGGTTTTGCCGAAGGCTTGGGGAGAATGGGCGCTTGCCGAGCGCAACGACCTGACTGCTGACGACGTGCGCCGTGAAGCCGCCTGCTTTGCTGACCACTGGCACGGCAAGGCCGGAGCCGATGCGCGCAAGGCCGACTGGGAGGCCACCTGGCGCAACTGGATTCGCCGCTCCAACGCCAGCGGGCAGGCCAAGGGCGCGCGCCCGGCAGCCAAGATTCCGCCGCGAGACAACTTCGACAACGTGAATTACGGGACTGGGGGAAGGCTATGAAGGCCATTGCTGACATCGGGCTCCATGCCGAGCCGAAAACCAAGCCCGCTGTGTGCGAAACGCACGGCGCCTACGAAAGCCGGTGCTTCATCGGCTCGATCTGGTCGAGGTGCCCGGCATGCGGCGCCGAGACGGCCGCAAAAGAACGTTCCGAGGCTGAAACGCGGGAGCGCGAGAGCCGTTTGCAGGCGTGGCAGCGCAAGATCGGCGACGCTGGAATCCCTGAGCGGTTCCGTGATCGAAGCCTGTCCAGGTTTGTCGTCAAGACCGGCGCCCAGGGCAATGCACTCGAATTCGCCAAGGGGTACGCCGATAACTTCGATGCTGCGCTGAAGACAGGGCGAAGCGCCCTGTTTCTCGGAAAGCCCGGAACTGGCAAGACGCACCTGGCCGTCGGCATCGGCATGCAGATCATGCAGCGCGATAACCGGAGCGTTCTTTTCACGACGGTGATGCGCGCCATTCGCAGGGTAAAGGACACATGGAGCCGTGACAGCCGCGAGAGCGAGACAGACGCCATTGCCGCCCTGGTCTTCCCCGATCTGCTGATTCTGGATGAGGTTGGCGTCCAGTTCGGAAGCGATACCGAAAAGCTGATCCTGTTCGACGTGCTGAACGAGAGGTATGAGAAGCGCCGCCCGACGCTGATGCTTTCGAACCTTGGGCTTGACGATGTTCGCGCCTTCCTTGGTGAGCGCATTTTCGACCGTTTGCGCGAGGATGGCGGAGAGTCAATCGTCTTCGACTGGGAAAGCTACCGGGGGAAGGCTGCTGCATGACTGAGTTGGTTCTGGTCAAGACCCCGGGCGGAGCCCTGGCGCCGGCAGACGAGGAAGCCCGCGCGTTGGTGGAGAAGCTGAAAGCCGGTCAAGGTGTCCGCGCCACCATCAAGCGCGCCCGGAATGTGCGCTTCCACCGCAAGGCGTTTGCCCTGTTCAAGCTGGCCTTCGATGTTTGGGAGCCTGAGACGCCACAGACCTACAAGGGCAAGGCGGTATCCAAGGATTTTGACCGGTTCCGCAAGGACATGACCATCCTGGCTGGCTTCTACAAGGCCGTCTATAACGCTCGCGGAGAGGTGAGGCTTGAGGCGGAAAGCCTGTCCTTTGCCAGCATGGCCGAGGATCGTTTCGAGAAGGTTTTCCGGGCCGTGCTGAATGTGGTCTGGAACCGAGTGCTGCGCAATGCCGGGTATGAGACCGAGTCTGAGGTTGAGCGCGTTGTCGATGAGCTGATGAGGTTCGACTCGTGAGCACGGCCGCCGAGAAGCGCCATATGGGCAAAGTCGCCGAGGTTGGCTGCATTCTGTGCCATCACCTTGGCCTTGGCGCCACGCCGGCCCATGTTCATCACATCCGGGAAGGGCAAGGCATGGGTCAGCGCGCCAGCAACTTCCTGACGATTCCGCTGTGCCCAGAGCATCACCAGGGCGCTTCCGGCATTCATGGCCTGGGGGCGAAGGCGTTTGAGCGCACCTATCGACTGAACGAGCTCGATCTGTTGGCGCTGACCATTGAGAAACTGGGGGCGCGATGCCGGTAGCCGAGTCCGTCCGCTGCGTCGATTGCGACCACTTCCGCTTGAAGGACGCCAAGGACATGGCGAAGTTCGGCTTTGGGCTGTGCGCACCGAAGAAAAACGGGCACGAATTCATGTCGGCAACCTACCCGAGGGAGTGCAAGCAATGGGTGATCGCGGCTGATGATGTGCTCGCCGGCCGCAAGGCGTGGCTTGAAAAGAGGGGCTCTGACCGTGAGTAACGTCGTTCGATGGTCAGAAGAGCAGCTTGCGGCCCACCGGGAGCGCGCGGCTGCATCGAATCCGCCCAGGAAGGAATTGAAGGCGCCGGAAGTTTCCAAAGCGCAACCGCTTCCAGTGGCTATTGGCGCCGAGCGCGACCAAGGAATGAACAGGACCGAGGCGGAATACGCCGGGATGCTGGAAGAGCGCAAGGCCAGGCGGGAAATCGCCTGGTGGAAGTACGAGGCCATCACCTTCAAGTTGGCGGACGACACACGATATACGCCGGACTTCGCTGTGATGTTGCCCAACGGAGAGTTCGAGATTCACGAGACAAAAGGTGGGTTCATCCGGGAGGACGGCTGGCAGAAGCTCAAGATCGCCGCCGGGATGTTCCCGTTCAGGTTCTTCCTCTGCCAAAAACTGGCGAAGAAGGACGGCGGCGGCTGGAAAATCAAGGGGGTCTAATGCCAGAGAAGAAACCTTCATCAACTCGAATCGAACAGGCGGCCGTGGTGAAAACCATCGGCGCCCGGATGAGAGAGGCCCGCGAACTGTGCAACATGTCCCAGAGCGCGGCAGCCCGTCGGCTTGGGTACTCGAATCCATCGAAGCTCTCCAAGGTGGAATGGGCAACCGATACCAACTCTGTCCCCTTGTGGCTGATCGTGCGCGCCGCCAGCGTGTATGAGGTTTCAATCGACTACCTTTTTGGCTGTTCGGATGACTGGGAGGCTGGCTCCCGCATGACCCAGGAGCGCGAAACCTCCGCGTGGCTGTTCGATACGTGGGAAAAGGCCCGCCGGCGAGACATGGAGACCTTGCGAAAATTGCACAACAAGGTGGAGGCAATGGAAGAGGCGATTGCCACGATGCTCGCTGCTTCTGACGAGACCGGCGCCGCCCTGGAACGGTTCATTGAGCTCAACCCTGAATTCGAGGACATGAAAGCCGGTAGCAGGCTGACCGGATCAATCGGGCGCGCTGCCGATGCCGCCAAGAACGCCAAGGCAAAGATGACGCGGTTCCGGCTTGAATGCTCCATCGCCGCCGCCGACACGAATCAACTAAGCCTGACGATCTGACGATCTGAGAGAGGTTGCAGAAATGACCACGACGACCAAAAAACGAATGTCTCCCGAAGAGTGGGCCGGGATTCGCGCCAAGTGGGAAACCGACCCGCGAGACGGCTACACATGGATCGTGACGGAAATGAATTTGTCCGTCTCTGACGTTGCCGTTCTCAAGCGCGCCCGCAAGGAAGGATGGGCTAAGAAGGCCAGTCTCAAGACCATTGTTGAACGCGCCCAGGCCAAGGCTGACGAGAAAGTTAGTCGCAAAGTTAGCGGGAAAGTTAGTCCGCTAACTGAATCAGAGTCGGTTGATCTGCGCGCCGACGTGATCGAGAAGCACCGCGAGGAATGGGGCGACCATCGCCGGCTATTCACGTTGAAGGACATGCTGGGCGAGGATGGGCTTGGCGTTGCCCGCGTGGCGAAGACGGCGGCTGAGGCCATCAAGATCAGACAGGAAGGCGAGCGCAAGGCGTGGGGGCTGGACGCCATTGCCGAGGACAACTCAAGCGGCGTGGCAACGCTGGATGAGCTTGACGCCATGTTTGCGCAGGCAATGAAGAAGTCGGAGGAAATGCGCGAGGCTGTGCGCAAGGAGCGGGGCGCTACCGATGGCAATGAGGCTGCTTGATGACCCGCGCTATCTACCGTTTGCCGCAAGGTACGCATTCAGCCTGGCGAGGTTTGCCGCCGAGGTGGTCGGGATGATGCCGACCCACCAGCAGCTTGAATTGCTGGATTCGGTATCTCCGCCAGGCAGTCGGACATCCGTTCGAAGCGGCCACGGCTCAGGAAAGTCTCGATCATTGGCCGTTATCGCCCTGTGGCATCTGTTGTGCTACCCGAAATCCAACACGATGATTACCGCGCCGAAGATCGAACAGGTGCGCAACGTGGCATGGAAGGAAATGGCCGATGTGCTTGACCTGATCCGAAGCAAGGGCGGGCAGTCGTGGATTGCTGATTACGTCACATTTGAGGCGGAGCGCGTCTATGTGAAGGGCTTCAAGCAGACATGGTTCGTCTTCGCCAAGACGGCGCCGCGCGGAAACCCTGAGAATCTGGCCGGCATGCACCGGGATTGGTATCTGGTGATTGCCGACGAGGCATCCGGCATCCCAGACCCGAACTACGCCGTTATCACGGGCGCGCTGACGGACGCCAGAAACCGGATGCTGATGCTTTCGCAGCCCACCAGACCGTCCGGGTTCTTCTACGACACCCACAACAAGCTGGCGATGCACAACGGCGGTGTATGGAACGCGATACGCATGGATTCGAACGATTCGCCGCTGGTTTCCAAGGCTTTCATCGAGGAAAAGAAGCAGGAATACACCGAAGAGGAATACACCATCAAGGTGCTAGGCGAATTCCCCGAGTCGCGTGATGACTACCTGCTGGGCAGAAAGGCCGCCGAAGCCTGCATCGGGCGCAAGGTAATTCAGCAAGGGGAAAGCTACGGCATCATGCTTTCGTGCGACGTGGGGGCTGGGGAGTACCGCGACAAGTCCGTCGCCATTGTCGCTCATGTGACAGGGCATAGCGATTTTGGGCCGGACGCTCGCCGCGTTCAGATTGTAGGCGTGCCGATCAATTCCAATACGCGCAACCTGCAAGACTTTTCCGGGGCGATCTTCAATACGGCAAGCGAATTGGAGAACGTCACGACGCTGGTTGACGCCGGCGGCATGGGCGTTGCTGTCTGCCAGGCGCTGGAAAGCATGGGGCTGCCAGAGGTTAAGCGCGTGAAATGGGGAGCGCCATGCTTCAAGCAGCGCAACAAGGAGCGGTTTTTCAACCTGCGGGCGCAAGCGATGGTGCATGCCGCGCGGGCCGCCAAGGAGGGGCGGCTTGGTATTGCCGACGGCCCGTGGGTGAAAGAGCTATTGGATCAGATGAGCCGGGTTCCGTTCCACTTTGACGAGAAAGCGCGCTACGTGATCGAGCGGAAGGACGAAATGCGGAAGATGGGCCTGCCGTCGCCTGACTTGTTCGATGCGATCTGCTTCATGTTCCTTGAGGACGCCACCTACATGATTTGCGAGGGTGGGGCCGGGTTCAGCGGAAGCCTGGCAGAAAGCGTTGTGTCTCGTGCCGAGAGCTTGTTTGCCGACGTTTAATATGTGCTATGATATGGCACATATTAAGCGGGATGTTAAGAGAGACTGGATGAAAAATGAGTGAAATAAAAGAACTTACAGGTAACGAGATTGAAAATATCATTTCGTTCTGGGAGGGATCTGGACAAAATGACGAGTGGTGTAATGCTTGGATTTCGATTTGCGATGCGTGCGTGGACAAAGGCGGCCTCATTAGTGATGCAGATAAGGACACGTTTTGGAGACTAAAATACAAGTACGGGAAGAAGATACTTCGCATGATCGCAAAGCGCGCGAAGACGCCCAACGACTTAAAAGAGCGCAAAGAAAGCAAAGAATGAAAATGAAGCGCACGAACTTCTACTATCCTCAGCCCATGCTTGATGCGCTGAAAACCATGTCGCTCGAAACAGGGGTTCCGGTAAGCGAGCTAATCAGGCGAGCGGTTTCAATGTTCATCAACGCTCCAGATAGCCAAGTCAAATCAGCTATTGATCTGTTGGAGAGCAGACACTATGAAGTCATAGAAGGGAATTTTTATGACAGCATGCAGGCTGACCAGGAACGACAAAAATCGGAGCTTTCAAGGGCTGTTGCGATTGCCAATGAAAACTACGCAACAGCGATTGAGGTCATGGGGCCATTTGCGAGATTTCTAAATGGACATCTTGAGAGTGCCGATGATTCTGTTGTTGTTTTTGGGAATGGAAGCGAATTTATTACGGTTAGGCAACTTCGTGATGTCGAGGCAACTGTAAGCAGCGGGAAAAGTTTTCTTGCTAGCAACAGGCGGGGCGAAAAATGAAACGAGCCAAACAAAATCGCAGAAACAAGCGGCTATTAGATATTTTTGCCAACAGAAAGTCGCCAAATTACCTTTATCTAAAAGGATTTTACGACTCAATCAAAGCCATTGAGCCAAGAGACATTCCGAGCGACTTCACCTTCAAAATCGAAGGCTTTGAGCAAAACTACCTGCTGCGAAACGAGCCGTGGCCTGATGTATCGAACGGTAAATGAAAACCACTGTCCCGCCAGCGCCGACTTTCGACGATAAATTAACGTTGACCGCAGAAGTCTTGCGCAAGACGCTTGGGTACTGTCCCGATACAGGTAGGTTCGTCTGGCTGAAAAGCATGGGTGCCGCAAAATCAGGGGCCGATGCCGGCGGAGTGTCATCCACAGGCTATGTCCGCATCGCATTATTCGGCAGACGATACCAAGCCCATCAACTCGCTTGGCTCCATTACTACGGCGAGTGGCCCGTAGAGCTTGACCACATCAACGGCAACAAGGCTGACAACCGGATCGCAAACCTGCGAAAAGCTCTCAGGGATGAGAACCTTCAAAACCAGCGCAAGGCGCACTGGAACAACAAGGCTGGAATCCTTGGGGTAAGCCTGACCAAGCGGGGCCGGTTCGTCGTGATGATCCAGTCCGGCGGCAAGCGGAAATACCTTGGCAGCTACGCAACAGCAGAAGAGGCAGAGGCTGCATACCTGAAGGCCAAGCGTGATACGCACCCATTCGGCACGCTTGAAGAGCCTTCCGCCATACCGGAGCGACTTGAGCGCAAGAAAGGCACGGGTGAGCCGGGCGTATGGGTGCGCAGAGGCCGGTTCCGCGCCTACTACACCAAGGGCGGCAGGCAAGTTTGCGTCGGCACGTTCGATACCCTGGATGAAGCGGTGCAAGCGCGGAAAATGGCAATGATTGGCATGTAGTGGAGTGCGAAGATTGTGCGAGCACCTATTCACAAGGAGTTCGCACGATGGAAACCCCGGTTATCCGCTACAACCTCAAGGATCGCGGCCGGCAACATACCGGCCAGCATCGTAATTTCAACATTAAGGCCATTTGTGACGCCATCAACGGCCCAGCGTGTCAGGAAATGGTCGCGTCGCGCGGGATGCTGGGCTTCTATGGGCACCTTCCGCGCGTCCGCTATGGCATGGCCCCAGTCGAAGGCGGTATCGAGGGCGGTAAGTATGCTCCGGTCGAGCCGGCCATTGTTACCACCTACCTGAAGGCGGACTACGACGGAAACGTTGAGCACCGCGCCCAGTTCCTCGATACGGCAGCGGGCCGCCTTGCTGCCAAATTATGGGAAGAGAAGGTGGGCGGGTTTTCATCGGCGATAGATCAGTCTCGCCCGGAGTTCTACGGGTTTGACTATGTTGCCCAGCCCAACTACCTGAACAATTCATTCCGTGGAATCGCACTGGATGATGCGATGGGCGGGAATGTTGGCGCGCTGACTTACGACGACATTTACGCGGCGGAGCAAGATGAGCAGGCTCAGGCCGTGATCGCCATTCTGGACAACATCAATGCGGAGCGCTCCGCGACGAGCGCCGTGATTGAGCGCCTGCAATCGGAAAACGAGCAGCTTCTCTCGATGCTCGCCAAGAAGGGCATTGAGCCATCTGCCGTCCTTGATGCTGCATCAATTCTGCCGGTAGCGGTTTCGATCAGCTCCGCCGACCGGATCAGCCGAGACGCCAAGCTGTTCCGGGCTGCCGATCTGCCCACCTTCGTCGCTCCGGCAGAAGATGCCGCGCCTTCCTCGCCGCTATACGACCGCCTGTTGGGCAAATTCACCCGGTAACTACCAATGCTCCAGCCAGTCAAAGCCGCGTTCGGCGAATACATGGGGGGCTTTTACGCCTCCATCGTGCCAACCACCAAAGCATTGGAGGGGTACGTCACGCGCGGCCTGGCAAAGAGTGTTGTTTGGGCGCCGTCCAGGATGATCGACGCGGCCGAGGACATGCTTTCAAGCTGGCAGCGTAACGACACGGACAGCGCCGCAACCAAGCCGGCGAACATGCCAGTCATCATCGTTGCAATGGCCAAGGATTACACGCCGACAGGGCGAGACTTCACCCGCCAGGTAGCTGAATCTGTCATGGTCATGATTCCCGGCGATGACAAGGAGCGCGTTTTCGGTGTTCGCGCCGTCGCCGGTGACATCCGGGCGCAGATTTGCATATTCGCCCATGACGAGCCGTCCGCCCGCTCCATTGCCGCTCAGTTCCTGCTGTTCCTTGATGCCGTGCCGAATCGACGATTCACGGCGCGATACAACTTCGCCGGCGAGCCGATGGATTGGCCGGTACAGGTCGAGTCGCCGGACGCTCCGGCCATGTCAATCCAGACCGAGGCGAAGAATCTCACCATCCTCGCCATTGACATCACCCTGAAGGCCGAAATCCCGCTGTTCGACGCGCCTGCCGAGGGGCAGCCGAACGACGGCAAGGGCACGCCAGGCACGGCAGACCCGGCAGGCTATCCGCTTGTGCAGGAAATCAACGCCGAGAGCATGGAGAGCGGTGATAACGGCGGCTCCGTCGTCGTCAGGCCATACGTCGTCAATGGGGAGCGCGACCTGTGATCCAGATTCAGGCTACTTTCACCGGCTACGGCGGCCGCCCGTGCAGCCTTTTTTCAGCCTACGACCCTGATGCCCGCGTCCTGGTTGTCGGGGCTGAGGCGGATTATCGAACCGAGCGCCGGGCTGGCTGTATCGTGCTGACCAACGACCAGGACATACCGCGCGACGAGCTCTTTACCGATGCCGATCTGATGCGCGCCATATCGGCGTTCTATTCCCTGAAGGCCGGCATCGCCGCCGACGGCAAGAGTTCGCGCATCGCTTTCGCTGACCGCGCCGCGCGAGCCAACCCGGATCAGGCTATCGAGAAAGACGGCATCGACGCCGGCGGGCCGAAATACCGCATTGCAGAGGGCGTTACCTGCGGGCAGATTGCCGCATTGGCGACGTGCCTGCACGCGACCCGCTCCGATACGGTTGAGCGCACCGTGAAGATGGCTGAATCGTTCCGCTTCCTGACCCGTGGCGGCGTCATCACAATCTGAAAGGGACTGACATGCTTGCTCATTGGTACGCCGGCGCGTGGATCAAGGCGATCACGAAAGCGATCGTTCTTCCGCTTGATGTCGCCGCTGAATTCTGGGACACCTGGCACAAGGTATATCGTGGGAAGTGACCAGGAATGATCGAAAAAGACACCCGAGCGGCCAAGTCCTTCTACCGAGAGGTGCGCAAATTCGCCGAGAGCACCAAGCCCTGGGACGCCACGGCAATTTTCTATGAGACAAAGCCAGACGAGGCTTTCGACCTGACGCTGGTATCGCAGCGCGTATATGGCCGGCGTGACGAGTTCCTTGCCGTCATGGCCGCCGCTGGGCTTGATACCGTAGATCAGCCGCTGCCACAGAAACGCATTGTTCTGCCGAATGAAGGGCAGCTTTACGCCATCAAGCGCCGCACTGGCTTTGAGTCCATCCCAGGATACCGAGAAGACTACGCGCCCACCTGGGCTGAGGGGTAACGCATGGCCGATTCATGGCTTGGCAAGGTAAAGGGCCACGTCGGCGAGGCGAAAGACCGCTTTTCTGCCGACAAGAAGCAGCGGGAAGAGGCTGAGAAGTCGCCGAAGTCGATAATCCTGACCAAGCAGGAGGTTCAGGGCGAATGGGACGCAAATCGCGTACTCATGACGACCATAGGCGGAGGCTCGCGTCGAATCACTTCAGACGACCTGGCTACGTTCCGCCATAACATGCGCATGGCGCAGTCGAGATTCAAGGGCGGGAAAGGCATCACAGCCCGCCAGGTGATCGACATGGCTTCGTCTCAGCCGCTGTCCTATGTGTCGGCGAACCCAAACGAAGCGTCGAGCGACATTGACAAGGCGCGCAAGGAAATTACGTCCGGCATCCCAGTTTCCGCTCACAACGGCATGGTTCGATTCATCACCAACGCCGGAAAGGATTCTGACGTTACACGGCACCACGTCGTTGTGATGTTCAACGCCTTCGATGAAGCCGGTCACAAGCTGGCCGCCACCGAGGCAAAAGACCGGAAGTCACCAAAGCAGGTAGCCAACTGGCTCAGGAAGCAGAAGCTGTCATTCGATTGCGACTGCGGCCGGCATCGCTATTTCCTGCGTTACGTCGCCACCATCGGTGGTTTTGCTGCTGGCCGGCAGGAATGGGGCTTCCCGAAGATTCGCAATCCTGGGCTGAAGGGCGTTGCTTGTAAGCATGTGCTGCGCGTGATGACGGAAATAGAGTCGTCGAACGCCGTGCTGCGCTTCCTTGAGAAGTACATGGAGAAGTTGCAGGCGTCAGCCGACAACACTGCACGCATTCAGGCCGCACAGAATGAAGCCGAAGAGGCGGCGGACGCCAAGAGTGTGACAAAGATCAAGACCAGCGACCAGCGCAAGGCCGAAGCCGCAAAGGCAAAAGAGCGCCGGGTGGCAAAGGCGGCCGTGAAAGCCGCGCCCCGCTCGAAAGCCAAGAAGCCGGCAGCGACCAGGCGGCTTGAGGCCCAGATCGACAAGGGGGAAATTACGGCGGAAGACCTGATCGCCCAGCTTCGCCGTCTTGGCAAAGCGCCAGAAGACATCATGGCAGCACTGAAAGGATAGGCATGCTCACTAATGTACCAAGCGCCGTGAATCGCATGGCGCGCAACGTCGTAATCAACCACCCGAATACATGGGAGTGCCAGGTATTCGGGAAGCGCGTCACGCGCACCGGAGGCGAGCCCGTCGGCGGCTTGCCAACGATGGGCGGGCTTGGCGTTCTGGACTCCGAGGATGAAGAGTCTGTCGAGTACGACCACCTTGGGAACGGGTACGCATTGCAGGCAGAGGCGTTCATGGCGTCGCCGATGATGGATCGCCAGGATGCGAATAACGGCAGTGGCGCCGAATTCCGCTTTCTCGTGGAGCCAGAAGAGCCGTCCGGCATGCCTGGGTTCTTCGACATCCGCAACCGAGACGTGATCTACCTCGTTCTGTCGGATGACGTGAGGCTGGCGTATGAGGTTGTTGGCACCGAGACCACCGTCAATATCCCGCCATTCGTGACGCGGTATGTGTGCAACCGGCGCGGAGACCTTGATTTGCCGTAGTCGGAGGCGGGGCAGCAAACCCGGAAAAAGCCCCGTTTGGTCAGTTTTCAGCCTTTCAGAATACACACAAGTCGGCTACCAGCCGGCGTTTCTTGTGTTTGAACTTTCCGAAAGGACTCACGATTATGACCAAGCGCATCCACCAGGATTACTTCAAGCGCGAAACCGCCGAGGTAGCCCAGTTCGTTGATAACCTGAAGGACAATGCCGTCAAGGCTGGCACCTTCGATTCCGCCGCTGCCGCAGACTTCATTGCGACCGCGAGCAACCAGAATTCCGGCGTCAAGGTTCCCGAGACCCTGCAAGTCGTTCTGGATGAAGCCAAGGGCGATGATGCAGCACTCGTCACCCGCGCGATTCTCGATGGCGTTTCCGCCTACGAATCCCAGCACGGCATTGCAGCCCCTGCCGACGTGATCGAGCAAGCCCTGCACCTGGCCTTTGCCACCACGGACTCCGCGCGCCGCAAGTTCAGCCTGGACTCCGCAAGCTCCGCGCATCACGACGCCCTGGCATTGCAGCCGAACCGCGCCATTGTGGCAATTCTCTCCGCAATGGGCGATGCCATCCCGTTCGCCCACTACCTGCCTGCCGACATCGGTTCCAATGAGGCAGTTCTTGCCATCATGAGCCACAACGCCGGCAATACCTACGGCCGCTATGCCGAGGGCGGGCTGATGGACGGCTCCTTGTCGGGCAATACCTATGTGTCCTCGTCCCGCATCAACAAGTCGATGCCGGTTGTCGATACTGGCGCCGTCACCGGCAAGCTGACCACGATCCAGACGACCGACGAAACCTGCGACGCCGGCGCTGCTGCCGTCAAGCTGTTGCGTGGCCGCTCCCTGGTTTATGTGAATGGCGTTCTGGCAGCCAAGGAAGTTGATTCGACCGGTTCCGGCAACTCGCCCGTGTCCGGCAATATCACCATCGCCGGCACCAACTACGTTATCGGCGGCACCATCAACACCGATACCGGCGTCTATGCCCTGACCACTGCGCCGGCTATGCCCGTCACTATCCCGGTCGTCGTTGAAGGCTTCATCGACTACGAGCGCGCCCCGGAACTGACCCCCTCGATCATCACGGCGGTCAATACCTACAAGCTGCACGCCAAGCCCTGGCGCGTAACCACTCACCAGACCATCGACAGCCGTACTCAGATGGCGAATGAATTGGGCCTCGACCCGTACAGCGAGAGCGTGATTGCCATTCAGGCGCAGTTCGCCAATGAGCGTCACTACGAGGTTCTGGCTAAGGCTCGCCGCCTGGCCGCCAACAACCAAGTTGATTACGACTTCGAGTGGGCCGCACGTTCGCCGCAGATGAACCGCGCGATGCTCTGGCTTGATTTCGGCCATGTCCTGGCTGCCGCATCGCAGCAGATGGCGCTGGATACCATGAATCACGGTATCACCCATCTGTACGTCGGCAAGAACGTCGCCGCTCAGTTCATGTCGCTGCCGCGCGAGATTTTCGAGCCGTCCGGCGTCGCCGAGCGTCCCGGCATCTTCCGCATCGGCCGCCTGTTTGGCCGGTTCGAGGTCTATTACACCCCGAAGGGCATCACCGAGAGCGAAACCGCATCGCAAATTCTGTGCGTTGGCCGCGCTACCGACGTGACGCGCAACCCGTTCATTTTGGGCGACGCCGTTCCGCCGACCGTGATCCCGCTGTCTGTTGGGGCTGACCTGAAGCAGGGCGCTGGTTTCTACGCCCGCAACTTCACGGCAGTCAATCCGCACGGCCCGTCTTCGCTGGGCTGCGCACTCATCAACATCACCAACCTGAAGTAATCGGGCTGGATAAGGAGCAACCAACATGACCCGTAAAGTCGATTTGGGCGCTCCTTCCCTCACCGGGAAGGACGCCAATGATCTGGTGGCAAAGGAGTTCGCCAAGGTCAAGTACCCGTTCAAGGTTGTGGTGACGAACCACATGCCGCGCAATGCCGTGTTCCCCGAGGTGGAGGGGCTGCACCTTCGCCACTGCGCCGACGAGGCTGGCCGTCAAAAAGAGGTCTCCATCGAAAGCGAAGACCAGTTCCAGCGCCTGGCATCCAGCATCGAGCAGATCGCCGAACTGAATGGCTACGAACTGGCACTGACCATCGAAGAGGTTGCGGTTGTCGCGCCCACCAAGGGCAAGACCGGCGGCGCTGCTACCACTGAAACGCAAGCTCAGTAAGGGGGCTAGGCCATGAGTACCGCTTTTGTGAGACAACTTGGCGCCGAATCCGGCGTGCAGCTTAATCCGCTGCGCGATAACTCCGAGATTCCGGTAGCCGACAACGCCGATCAGGTCTTCGGCATCATGATGCGGGCCACTCGTGGCCGCATCGACAAACCTTTCAAGGTTGATCGCGGCAACGTGTTCAAGAAACTCGGCAAGGGTGAGCAGATTCGCGTCTCCGCCCTCAACGAGGCTTGGGTGCATGTCGTCGAGGCCCTGAACAACGGCGCCTATGAGGCCGTTGTCCAGCGCCTGACCACCTCCGCCGCCATCATCAAGTGGGCTGTTGCAACGGTTGATGCAGAAACCAAGGCTGTCACCTTTTCAGCATCGGAAACCGATCCCGTCGCGCCGTACCTGTTCGCCGTGAAGCACCTTGAGTGCTACAACGATGGCATCAAGCTCGAATACCGGGCAGATGAAAACAAGGTTGGCGGAGTAGCTGCCGCAAACGACAAGCTGACCTTGCGCATCCGCGACAAGGATGGCGTCCTGCTTTACGAGTTCTACGGCTCTCTGAACCCGGAAGCCAAGGACGACTACGGCAACTCGGCCTACCTGCCTGACGTTGCTTTGGCGCTGACTGATGCGGTCGAAATCAAAGTCGGCACCATCGGCGCCGGCGCAACGGTCGATCCCGCATCGCCGGCCTATGGCTACGACGTGAATGGGCAAGAGAAGTGGGCGAAGTCCGCCGTCCTGGTGTGCTTCACTGAAGGTGGCACCGGCTACACCACGCAGGACTACATGGCTGCGCGCGAGAAGCTGCAATACACCCCGTTCAACTATGCCTACATTTCGTCCGGCGGCACCCAGGCGCCGGCCCTGCTGGCGCAACTGGCACAACTGGCGTTCGATACCAACCGTCAATTGCGCTTCGACATCCCTGGCAACCTGAACCCGGAGGCGGCTATCACCTTCGTGGAGCAGTTGAACATGGGCGCCAGCATGACGGCCCACCTGATGCACGCCTTCTGGTCTCCAATCAAGTCGGACGACCCGACGGGCATTAACCCCAAGGGCCATCTTGGCACGGCCACGCTGAACATCGCCTACGCCTGCCTGCGCAACGCTCAGACCAATGCCAAGGGCTTTGCCCCGAAGAACTACGTCATTGCCGGCCGCGAGTGGCCTATCCGTCGCACTCGCATGACCCAGGTTTATTCGCCACGCGACCAGGAACTGAACGCCCTGGCCCGCGCCAAGATCAACCCGGTGATGTACGAGGTCTATACCGGCGGCGGCCGCTACGTCTTCCGCGACTCCCTGACGTGCGCCCTGGTTGAATCCAGCCTGAAAAAGCTGATTTCCGTGGCCGACATGTCCACAAGCATCGACGATGCCGTCACTCGTGCCGGCAAGGACATGCTGCAACTGCCGATGCAGGTAGCCGTGAAGCGCATGCAGGACTTCCTGGTCGAGCTCTTCGAGGGCGCCGAGTCTTCCGGCTGGCTGGTTCCATCCAGTGCGCCTGAAATGAACGGCAAGGCGTGGAAGTTCGACGTTCGCCCAAATGAGGTGCGGCCTTACGACCGGATGGATTGCTCGTACTGGCTTCGCTATGACGGCACCGTCCGCCAGATTTTCGTCACCCAGACGCTGACTCGCTAACCCCTCCCACAAGGAAAGGACAGAAACATGAGCATGACCGAACTGCTGCGCGGGGCGATGAAGCGCCGCGATGCTACCAAGACCCTGGATTCCACCGGCGAAGAGCCGGCGCTCGCAGGGGCCGACAACTACACCATCGCCGACATTTCCATGTCTGCGGTATCCGCCGTCCAGCAATGGGCGGAAACCGACGATCTGGACGATGGCGAGAGCTACGCAGACCGCCTGATGGCCCTCGTGGTGGGTATTGCCGATGCCAACAAGGACGGCGACATCACCGAGGACGAACAGGGCGTGCTGGAAGTTGCACTCAATGCGGCCTGGGACTATCTGGTCAAGTGCGGCGCAACCGAAGAGGACGCCGGCGCACTGTTGAACGACTGGGACGATGAAGCCGCTGACCGCGTGCGTGATCTGGTTGCCTCTGTGCTGCCGGAAGGCGATGACGAGGCCAGCGCCGAAATCGACAGCTTCGTTTTCAGCGAGTCCGACCAGGAGCCCGCCTTGGATGCCGTCTACAAGATGAAGATGGCGGTTCGCGGCGGCAAGAAGATGCGCATCCGCAAGCGCATTTCCGGAACGGTGCGCCTCTCCGCAAAACAGAAACTCGCCATCCGCAAGGCGCGCATGAAGAGCCATTCTGCGGGCGCGATGATGCGCCGCATGAAGTCCATGCGTATGCGCCGGAAGATGGGCATCTGACCACCCTTGCAACCTTAACCGGGGGAATGGCGCTGCTTCTCGGTAGCGCCATTTTTTTGCCATGACGACGAACATGCCAAGCCTTGATGCAAACACCCTTTCCTCTCTCTGGGATGGGCTATCGCCGCACCTGATCGCCAGTTTCTACGAAGTGACGAAGACGGGAGACGACGCCTGGGGGCGGACAGGCAAGACTGACCCCAAGACCGTGCTCGCCCCACTCACTGAGGCGAACATGGAAATCGCACTGAACTGGCAGAGCCCATTCGAGCAGGCCGGGCCTGAGTCGAAGGCGCCAGCCTTGATGGCGATGCTGCAATCAGGCGCTTTGCAGCCGATTGTCGATTCGGTCATGGGCAAGCAGAAGGAGCAAGGCGGGGCGCAGCAGAAATCGAACGATTTCCTCGCGCAGTTCGAGGGCCGCACCGGCATCACAAAGCTGAATTCCACCCAGGTGTTCAACGGCATGCCGCCGGTGAAGATTCAAGTCACGGCGCTGTTCCGGGCCTGGCGTGACTCCATGAAGGAGGTTGAGGCGCCATTCAACAAGCTCATGGAGTGGGCTCTGCCCATCGAGCTATCGAAAGACGGCTCAGTTCTGGCGCGAGCCGCCGAGACGGCAAAGGGCGACATGGGCTATGTCGAGGCTCTGATGCCTTCCAAGTCGCCTACCCGCATCGCCATGAAATACAAGGGGCGCATCTATTCGCCACTGGTGATTGAGTCCATCGGGCAGCCGATGACTTCGCCGGTCGATAAGAACGGCCGCTACGTCGAACTGGCAATTCCAATGACCCTTTGCACGCTCACCGCCCTGGATCGTAACGACTGGGCTAGAGCGGCATCCCTGTAACAGGAGAGCAAGCCATGATCCACTTCCCGCCTCTGCGCACCAGGCGCCTGACGGCACAACTGCGCGAACTGTCTATTGGCGAGTCGATTGCCATTGCCGCCATGCCGGCGCATCTTGAAGAGGCGTCCTGCACGGCGTTCCTGCGCCGCGCTGTCGATACATCCAAGGGCATCGAAGACCCGGCGCACTGGACGGTACAGGAGCGCATGCTCGCCGTCTGCCACTACCTGGCATCGACAGCCGAGGACGGCCCGGATTTCTCCCTGGGTGATGGGCGCTACTCCGACTACCTGGACGGCGCATCCGACATACCAACGGCGGTTGCATCAGTCGAGATTGGCGAGGTCGGCGGCGATGTCTGGCACATCCGGCACCTGACCGGCGCGATGGCTGAATCAATCGAGCGCATGACTGGTGAGGTTGAGGGAATTTCCGGCCGGCTGCACTGGCTGTTGGGCGGCATGGCGTGCCAGATGGTGCGCTCCGGCGAGAGTGTTCCAGACGCATCGGACGGCGAAGGCGCTTTTGATGAGTTCCTGGTTGGCCGAATGCGCGTGATGTCGGCCTTCCCGGAGAGCGACTTTGCCGCACTCATGACCAAGTACATGATCGGGCGCGACAAGCTGCACCACCTTTTCAGGATCGAATTCACATCGGATGGCATCGTGGCTATGCCGAAAGGAGGGGCTGCAAGCAATTTGCCGCCAGCCCGATTTCCGGCCCATACCTGCCTCTCTGGAATGGCGCGCGAGTTGGTCGGAAAACCTCACGAATCTGGCGTCTAGTCTCGCCCTATATTCCCACACATCATTAACCGACGCGCTGGCTATGCAGGCCAGCACGGCAAGGAAGTTCTTCGAAGGAAAGCCCTTCGAAGAGTGGAAGCGGGGAAGGGAGTCCGAGTTGAAAACACAGGCAGCCATCGTGAATCGTCTCAATGACGTGATTCGCGCATGCGGGATAGTCGCCAAGACGGTAGCGAGGTCTCGGTGATGAGCGAGAAGCCCATGAGGCGCATGGCGACATGCGATGCAGAGCGGGAGCTTTGCCACCATGCAGAGCAGGCATCGGAAGATGCTGCCGACTCCGCCGTCAAGAAGGTGTTCGCCATTCTTGGTGTGGATATTGACCGACCGGAGAGCGTCGAGGAATTCCGGGAAGACTTGCGATTTGGCCGGCGCCTTCGCAAGGTAGCCGATCACGGCATGTTGGCCTTCTTCGGCGTTGCTGCTGCCGCACTGGCGGCCGCCGTGTGGGCAGGCATCGTATCGAAAATCAACGGGGGGCACTGATGGAACTTTTGCCCGACTGGAAGCGCATCGCCCGCCGGGCGTGGAGCATTCGCCTTTCCATCATTGCCGCCATGCTCTCCGGGGCTGAAGTTGTCTTGCCGTTGTTTATCGACGTGCTGCCGCGAAATCTCTTCGCCTCCCTATCGTTTGTTGCCGTCGTCGGCGCCGCAGTCGCCCGCGTCGTCTCCCAGCCGAGGATGCACCAATGAACCGGCCACGCAATGCGCTTGCCGCGCTGACCCTATCCGCTGCCGCCTTGGTGGGGATCGTCATGCAAGAGGGCTACACCGAACGCGCCGTCATCCCGGTCAAGGGCGATGTCCCGACAATCGGCTTTGGCACGACCGGCGGCGTCAAGATGGGCGACACGATTACACCGCCCAAGGCCCTGGCGCGCGCACTGACCGATGTGCAGAAGTTCGAGGGGGCGCTGAAGCAATGCGTCACCGTCCCGCTTCACCAACACGAGTACGACGCCTTTGTCGGCTTCTCCTACAACGTCGGCTCCGCTGCATTCTGCCGGTCTGGGATCGTCAAGAAACTGAACGCCGGCGACTACAAGGGGGCATGCGGAGAAATTCTGCGCTGGACATATTTCCAAGGGAAGAACTGCGCAGCGCCTGAGAATGCTCGCCTCTGCGGCGGGCTGGCAAAGCGCCGGCATGAAGAGTGCCGGCAGTGCCTTGGGGATGGCTGACATGGGCGCCATTTCCAGCAAGCTACGCACCGTCGAAGGCGGCCGCGTGGCGTTCTACTGCCCAGGCTGCAAGGACACTCACACGATTCGCATTGGCGACGGCGCTGGGCCTGGCTGGACTTACAACGGCAACGCCGATAATCCGACTTTCACGCCGTCCGTGCTGGTGCGAACCGGGCATTACTGCAACCCAGGCCAGCAGCCCGGTGATTGCGCCTGCGATTACCAAGAACGATACCCGGACGAGGGGCCGTGGCCTTGGCCGTGCGGCATCTGCCATTCATTTGTCACCAACGGCCAAATCCAGTTCTTGAGCGACTGCACGCACGAGCTGGCAGGCCAAACCGTACCGCTTCCCGACCTACCGGAGTCCGTGAAATGAGCATCGCAAGCGCGCTTATCCCAGCCCCGTACCGCTGGCTGTTATGGCTGGCGGCCGTCGCCGTTATCGCCGGAGCCGGCGCATGGGGAGGCCACAAGGCCACGCAAGCCTATTACCAGCCAAAGATTGAGAAGCTAGAGATGCGGGCGAAGGCCGCCGAGGATCGCGCTACTGAATTTGAGACGGCCTACAACGCACTGGTCGGCGCAACGCAGCGCCAGAACGACGCCATCAACAAGCTGCGCGCCGATTCGGCAGAGCGCCAGCGCCTGGCGGACATCGCCATTGCCAAGGCAAAGGCCGAGTCATCCGCATTCAAGAGCAAAGCAACGGCCATCATGGGCCTCAAATTGCCGCCTGGAACAGACGAATGCACTGCTGCACGAGAGGCGTTCGACATCGAACTTAGAGAAGAGAGAGGAAAGTGACTATGCGCATGTTTGCAATAGCCATCGTGATGGCCGTGGCACTGTCTGGGTGCGTATCCACGGCCCCAAAGGTTCAAGAGGTTCTTGTGCCCGTACCAGTTCCGTGCAAGGTGGCGATTCCTGATCGCCCTGCGCTTGCCGTTGATTCGCTCCCTGTCGGCTCAGGAATATGGGAGCAGATGAAAGCCTTGCGCGCCGAGCGAAGCCAGCGCCAGGGATACGAAACCGAGCTTGAGGCGGCCGTCAAGTCCTGCCAGGAAGGCCCGGAAAACACGCCGATTGAGCCAAATGCCGTGCAATACAGTGCAGGGAAGCAACCTATTCACCGAAAGGACATGCCATGACCGTTTCCAATGCCGCCTACCTCAAAGGCTTTTACGACACGACCAAGGCGCTTGGCGCCAAGGTTGTTTCCAGTGACTTCACGTTCGAAATCGAGGGCTTCGAACAGAACTACCTGCTGTGCAAGCAGGCGCCTTGGCCTGAGATTTCTCCGGCTGGTGAAATCGAAGTTCCCACGCCGATGGGCGCCAAAATGTGGCAGCCGCAGCAAGTCGAAATCGCGCAGCAGGGCCAGATTTCCATGATGGAGACCGTTGCTGGCAGCATCGACAACATGATGGTCAGCCTGATCGCCAAGGGCGGCACGTTCAATGCCAAGATTTACGAGGGCACTCCTCAGAAGTTCCTGAAGGCCAAGCGCATCGTCGATTGCTTCATCCAGCTTGACGCGCCAGACCGCGATTGGGAGAACCGTTCCCAGATTCTGATCTTCTCCGGCACGCTGTTCTACCACTACTTCGGCGAAGTCGTTCCTGGTAACTCCGGCGACTACCGGTAATGGCAACTCTTTCCGCCCTAGCGGATAACTTCGCAACGAACGAGCGCCCGGCTGGCAATCTGCTGGACGGGCCTTCCGTTCTTGCTCAGGCCGTGGCTGCAACCCGTCTCTATGCCGGGTATGCAGAACTGCGCGCCCATGCGGGTGTATCGCCTGCGCCTGACGTTTCTGGCGACACTGAAATCAGCAACTCAGAATGGGCGCTGATTCGGCCGCTGTTCCTGCTGTACGTCGAACGCGAGACGGCATTGCAGCTTGAGGCTTCTCGTGGCCTTGGCATGGATGTTTTCGGGCGATCCTCAAGCGAGGTGGCGGCAGATATTCTCCAGTTCGAGGCGGAGCTACCGCACCGGGCCTTCTTTCGCCCCATCATAACGGTGTAGCGGCGTGATTCTGTTCCTCGCCGACGGCAAGCAGATTCGCGGCGACCTCATCAAGTCGGCCGCGCTTCGTTACGACCTGGCGCCCATACCGGTGACGCTTGAGGCTGAAATCCGCGCCGGCGACGACGACATGGAGAAGCGGCTCGCCGAGGGGCAGCTTGTTTCTGTTGGAACCGGGGATTCGCTGCGTATCGTGAAGTCTGTCAGGGCTGTTGGCCGGGCCGCTCAAGGCGAACGCGAAATGACCGCGATCCGCATCACGGCCATGCTTGATTCGTGTCACAGCGCAGCCTTTGTGCGCAGTCGGGCGATCATCAAGGAGAGCGCGGCCCTGTCCGCGATCTACCGGGCTGCCGGCGCGACCATCAAGGCGGTTGATGCTGACTTCCCTGTTCCGCGCTTCTACTGCCCGGTCGGAGAAACACCGACGTTCCACATCGCCCGCGTATTGCAGGAAGAAGGCGGCGCCGTGCGCTGGAAGTCCGGCCGCCTGCAATTTGTCCGCCTGCCCGATCTGTTTAAGCAGAAGCCGGTTCTCGATCTTCCAAACAACGCATCAGATGATGTTGATAGCGGGTTCCTGGAGCGCCACGAAGTGCCGTGGTTCTTTTCTCTGAACGAGACCGCAGGCTTCGTGTTCGGCAACCAAGAAAAGCCCAGGGCGGTGCGCTACGCGCCGTTCAAGGATGTCCAGCGCCTGCGCAATATGACGCGCTGCCTGGTGCATCGCAAGACATCGAAAATCGACTTTTCTGGGCAGATTGTCGCCGGCGATCTTGTCAATTTCGTTGGCGGCGACAAGCTCTGCATCATCACGGCGGCGCATGTCTTCGAGAGCGGCACGGACGACGGCGGCGCCAGCAACACCTATACCCGGCTTTGGCTGGGCAGTCTGGAGGGGTAATGGAATACGGACTCATGCCGGGGCGCTATCCGGCCATCGTCAAATCCTACGACCAGGAACGGAGAACTTGCAGAATCGAAATCCCAGGATTGACTGACGGCGCGGACGTTCTACCTGAAGCTGAAATCGAGTACCCAATAGGCGACAAGTCGCGCGCTGGATTTTGGGAAACTGAAATAGAGATCAACCCGGATGATGCCGTTTGGGTTGCCTTTGTCGGCGGCGATCCGCGCTACCCAGTCATCACTGGCGCAAGAAACCCAAGAACCGGAAATTCGACCGATTGGAGGCGCTGGCACCATAAGAATATTGAGCTGATCGCCGATCAGGAATTGAGGCTGGTTTGCGGAACGGGTGGCGCGTCAAGTACGGTAATTATGACGCCAGACAATATCTGGATTGACGCAGCCCGTATCGACTACAACCTGCCGCACCCAAGGCCATTCCTTGCCGCAATCACTTATCCGTGGATGGAAGCAGTTAAGGCGATTGCGGCCTGGGGAGGCGGGAAGATTTTCAGGAAGATAGGTAGCGACGACCTGACCAAGAAGGGGGAAACGTGAGCGACGCGATGATTGAGAGAGTTGCTGTTGCGCTCGAACGAATTGCGGCCGCAATGGAGCAAACGGCGGTATGTCAAAAGAATTCCGTTGTGCGCTCAGAGGCAATGCAGATGGCGTCAATGGAGGGGTCGAAGATTTACGACCGCTACATGGAGCTTGTCAAAGATGCCGGCGGTTCATAGGCACACCGACATCTGTACCGGACACGGTTGCTGGCCTTCTCGGCCAAACATCCAGGCCAGCGCGGACGTATTTGTTAACGGCCTGGGAATCCACCGACGAACAGACGATTGGGCAGTTCACTGCTGCCCGCCATGTCACGGTGGAAACCTGGCAAAAGGTAGCCCAACGGTTTTTGTAAACGGCCTAGACCTTGCGCGAATCGGCGATCCTGTTGATTGCGGATCGTTCTGCATGACTGGAAGCCCGGATGTTTTTTGTGAGGATAACGCATAATGAAGAATCTACTTTTCAGCTTCGAAGACCTGACGGCCAAGGATAAGGCGGCCAAGCAAGCCATCCGCTACTTCTCGCGCGCCGGCGCCAACGTCGTGCAGCAGGACATCCCGTCCGCGCTCAAGCGATCATCCGGCGTCACCTACCGCGAAATGGCGCTCACCTTTGCCGACTCCCAGACCGTCGTGCTGCGCATCAAGCAGAGCGGCGACATTTTCCAAGTGCTGCTGAACGGCAAGGTGCTGCCAATCAAGAATCAGGACGATCACGTCAAGGCTATCGCTGAGATTGTTCAGGCGATGGATGCCGGCCGCTCGAAGTTCCAGAAGATTCTTGCAGCGGCCAAGGTGAAGCCTCCCGCCGGCATCCGCACGGCAGCGCCAAAAATGGAGCAGGTTCTCACCGACAAGCGCGACGCACTGAAGTCGGCGATTGCCGCCGTCCGCTCCGAAATATCTGGACTGACAGCGGTCAAAACCGCCGCTGCGTAAGCGGAAAACCTCGCCAATCGGGCTGTTGCGCGCGGCATACCATGCCGTGCATGAGCGCCGATTCCACCTTCCTTCAGATCGAGACTGCCGCCCACGGCGGCGCCTTCGGGGATAACCCGATTCCGGCGCCGACCGAGGCGCAATGCCTCTCTGGAAATTACAAGGTAGGCCGGGCCAACATCTACGGCCTGGCCATTGCCATCGAGCAGCCGCGCGGCAGCTATCGAACCGGGATCGATTCCAAGACCGGAAAGCGCTGGGCAAGCCGGATGGCGGCCCACTACGGCTACATCAACGGCACAAAAGGCAACGACGGCGACTGCGTTGATTGCTTCATCGGCTTCTACCCCCAATCCCAGGCGGCATTCGTCATCAACCAGAACGTCGGCGGAAAGTTCGACGAGCACAAGGTGATGCTTGCTTACCCGGACGAAGAGTCCGCGCGGCGCGCCTACCTGGACAGTTACGAGCGCGGCTGGAATGGCCTCGCCAGCGTCGTTTCCCTATCCGTTTCTCAACTCAAGTGGTGGCTCAAGAATGGAGACATGCGCCGGCCGCTGCGTGCTGAAAATCTCCCTCACGAAGGACTCGAAACCATGACCCGCAAAGTGCAATGGAACAGCGAAGCGCTGCCCTACGACCAGACCCTTGACCAAGTGCTGTACGAAATCCGGCGATCAGACGCTGGCGAAAGCCTATTGCTGGACGCTGTGAGCGCCAAGGACATCATTGAAGACGCCGACGGCGCCCTGGCGTTTGATGCACTGGTGACGCCATACGCCAAGCTGGAGCGGAAGATGGAGGTTCTACAGGGCGTCATGGTTCGCTCTGGCGAGTCCGTCAAGCCGGTTGCCATGCAGGTTACCGAGCCATTCAAGCAGCGCGGCGTCGCCAACGTGGCAGCCATTTTCGAGCTATCCGACGGCCAAACCGTTTCGATCTTCTTCCACAACCCGGACGTGACGCCGAACAAGATGGCGGCGAGTGATGAGGTTATCTCGTGGAAGTGGCTCCTGAACAAGAAGGACATCACCATCGTTGTGGCGCCCGAGCGCGGCGAAGACCTCAATGTCCGCGAAGTTGCACGCCGCATCATTCGGCTTGCCGAGAAAAACAGCCCGGCATTCCAGCGCGCCAACACCAAGCGCGCGGAGCGCATGCAGGGAATCCAGGCGCTGAAGGATGAAATCACCACGCTGGAAACCGAGTTGGCGACGGCGCAGCATGAACTCGAAGTGGCAAAAGTGGCCGCTGAGACTGCGCCGGCCCGCACACTGCTGACGGACGAAGAGCAGGCTGCACTTGCCAAGCGAGAGGAAGCGGCTCGCGCCATCCTCGAAGGCATGACTGACGAGCAGATCACGCAAGTCGGCGCAAGCCCGTCGCTGGTGACGGTTGTTACCCTGAAGCTAGGCCGATTTGCTGCCATCGACAAGATTCTTGAAAACCACCCGGATGACGTTGAAAAGGCTATTGCCTCTGTCGTGCCGGAAGCCTCCGCAAAGTCTGCGCAGCAGAAGCCCGACATCACCTATCGCAACAGCGCCGACGGCCTCTTTACGTCGTTCTTCCCGGACACGCCGGAAGGCGAAAAGGCGTGGAACATCATCAATGCCACACCGGGAGCCGAGGGCGGCAAGGTGCTGGCAGCACATGCCGAGCCAACCATTGAGCAACTGCGCAAGGCCGGATACACCGTGGCCGAGGACACCAGCACGCTGACCGCAGCCGATGATGACGCCCTGCTGGCCGAACTGACACAGAAATCCGGCGAACAGGATGAGTCGCCCGATGTGTTCTCTGTCGGCTCCGTCAAATTCCAAGCTTTCGCCGTCAAGATCAGGCAAGGGAAACAGCGGGTATGGGGCGTTCGCGTCTTGGAAAACGGCAAGGAGATGAACCCCGCTGACGGCAACGGAGCAGGGTTCAAGAGCGATACCAAGGCAAGCATGATCGAAGACATGGAGCGCAGCTATGCCGCGATAACCAAGATTGGAGACAAGGAGCAGAACGAGAACCGCTGGCGCGAGGGGTTTGGGCTCCCGCCGCTTCAGGCAGAAGGCGCCCCTGCTTCAAACGAACAGGCCCTGATCGACGCCTACATCAAGGCGTGGGGAGAAGAGGCGGCGATGGTCAATGCCGCCGTGGCTGCCGTGAATTGGGAAGGGATCGTCGACAACGCCAGCGCGACGGCAGAAATCCAGAAGCTGCAAAGCGCCGCCAACAGCGAACGGCCGATTATCAAGGCCCGCGATGCTCTGGAGGCGGCCGGCATGAAGACATGGGATTCCCGCCTGTCTGGTGTCACTGAAACCGAGGAATTCCAGGCACAAAGCAAGGCAATGGATGCCTACCGCGAGGCAATGGACAAGATTCAAGCCATCGCCAAGGAAAAACTGATCGAGGCAGGCAAGGCGGAGCTTGCAGCCCTTCCTGAAGACGCTTCACTTGAAGACGCGGCCCGCGCCATCTATCGCAAGCACGGCATCGACATGGGGCAGCGTAGCGACTGGGTTTCCCGCGTCGTCACCGCCGTCAATGAAAAGGACGCCGAGGCGCTGCGCAGCATCCTGGCCGGCGTTGGCAGCGACAGCAACAAGGCCAGCATGGAGATTTTCGAACGGGCGGCAGGCTTCAAGCTGGCAAAGACTCAGAAGGAGCGCGCCAAGCAGATCGACGAATGGGCTGGCATCACAGCCGAGAAGCGCGCCGAGATTGAGGCCGCTAAAGATGCGGCGTGGCAGGCTCGCAAGGCTGAGGAAGGCGTCAGGGATTCCTGGGGCTGGCTGAAGAGCATGAAGGTGCGAGACGGCGCCGACGTGGTTGATGGGCAGCAGTACCTGTTGCGCCAGTTTGCCGAAGGATACGACGAGGCCGGCACCGGCAAGAAGGGCGCAGCAACGATCTACGGCATGAAGAAGGGGAGCGCGCTCCGCTACGTCAACAACCGCAGCTTCAACGGCTTCCTGAAGGCGGCAATGGCATTCGGCGGACTGCGCAAAGCGCTTGAATCAGTCGGCGCCATTGAACCAGTCGGAAATGCGGACGGAGACAAGGCAGTGAGTGTTGATGCGGCCTATCAGTTCGCCAGCGCAACGGACGAATTCAAGGCGTGGCTCGCCGACTACCTGGACAAGCCAGAATACTCCCCGTTCGTCACAGCCAAGGAAATGGATCAAGCGGCCCAGCGTAACGGCGCCAGTGTCGATTGGGGGATGTTCTCCGGTGCGGCGCTGGACGGCGTAGGCGCTGCCGTTGCCGAGCTTGAGCGCGCGCTTGATGTTGTTGCCACCAACGAGCCGATCAATCGCGCCGAGGGGAATATCGGCCAGGCCAACCTTGAGGCCGAAGTCTCCGACAGCATCAAGGAGGCCATCGGAATCCTTTCCGAGGCTGACTACGGCCCGAGCGAAGAGGAAATTGGCGGGCTGTTCGAGGCGGAATCCGCGACCCTGGACAGCGCCGACGGCGCCTACCTTGGCGTCGAAAAGCAGGCCATTTCCGCGACCAAGGCATTGCTCCAGTATTTCCGCGACTTCATCGCATCGGACGCCAAGTTTGCGAAGGTTCCTGAATCGGCATACGGATGGACGGCGGCCGGCGATGTCATGGACAAGGAAGAGGCCAAGCGCCGCTTGCGCAGCCTTATCGACATCGCCATCAACCGCAAGGCCGGCATTCCCGATCTGACGCCGGAGCAGGACAAGCGCCTGGCTGACTATGCCCACGACGCTCGCACCATCAGCGACTACCTGACCAAGCGCATTCGCCATACCGGCGCGCGGAACCTGCTGCGCACGCCTGAAATGAAAGCCAAGTATCCGCATATCGACAACCAGCCACGCGACGGCTTCGATTCCGTCTCGCTCGACGGCGTTGATTCCGACGGCTATGTCGGCAAAGTCAAGAAGGGCGGAGAAGTGGTTGGGCGTATCGACATTGGCGGCGACGGCAAGGCAATGGTGTTCGTCGGCGCGTCCGGCGACCAGCGCGTCGTATTCCCATCCGGCACGGAGGCAACCTATTCCGATGAGGATGCAGCAGCGATGATTGACGCCCTATTTTCCACCAAGGCAGCGAACGCGGTGCCCGAGGCGATTGAAGGACCGGCAAAAGATCGCGCGTCCGCGCTCAAGATGCTGACCGATACCGGCATGAACGTCTGGATGTCGGAAGGTCAGAACAAGGCCGTGATCGCCGGACTCATGGGCGAAGAATGGCAGTTCTTCGCGGACAAGATGAAAGAACTGGCCGGCGTCATCGCCGCCATGCCCAAGACCTACGACCAGGACGGAATGGGAGATTCTGCTGTAGCGCACCTCCACTACTTCAGGGGTGCCGCTGACTGGTACATCACCGAAAAGGACATGGAAGGCAAAGGCACCCAGCAGGCTTTCGGCTTGGCTGACTTGGGTTATGGCGGCGAGCTTGGCTACATCAGCATCGAAGAACTCATCAGCGCCGGCGTTGAGCTTGATTTCCACTTCTCGCCAAAGACCATCGGTCAGATCAAGAGCAAGGGCGAGCCCGCTACGCAGGAGGCCGCGCCAGAAGCTTCGCCCGAAGACCGGCAAAAGCAAGCAGACCAGGCGCTGTTCCAGTCCGTGATCGACGGCAACGTCCCTGACATTCTTGCGCCTGAACTGGCCGACTCACTGGAGGCCGCCTATTACCGCCAGCAAACCGACCCCGCGCTTGTCAGCCTGTTCGAGCAGGCCGTGAGTGCCTACCAGAACGCCATGATGGCCGCCACCGCTGAACTTGCATGAGGAAGAACGAGAAATGCTGAATCGAATCGCCTTTGATGATGCCGTCGGAAGCGGCGGGCTGCTGGCCCGCCTGAAGCTGGTCGGCGAACTTGCCAAGATCAAGGTTGGCCTGAAGGATGTCGGCGACGGCCCGCTGGCCTCCGTCAAACGCCTGAAACTGGCGTCCAGAGCCAACCAGATTCGCGTCGATCTTGGCGCCAATGCCGCCCGCGCGGAACCGGTTTCACAGCGGCAGGAAGGCGGCGAAGAGCCGCAGGCGCCGCGCAACCAGACGGCGCAGTATTACGAATTCGACCCGAACCGCAAGCCAGCCCAGCGCAAGAAGGACAACGCGGCCGCGATGTCTCTTTTGTCGCGCATCGATTCCGGCGAGATTGATCCGTCCCGGCTGACGCCAGAGGAAAAGCTGGCGCTTGCGAAGTATTCCGGTACAGGCGGCGCGCTGGTCGGGGCCGACGGCAAGAAGGGCAGCGCCTACGAGTATTACACCCCGAAGCCGATTGCCGAGGGCGTTTGGGAATTGATGTCAGAGCTTGGCTTTCAGGGCGGCAAGGTGCTTGACCCGTGCGCTGGCGTTGGCATTTTCGGCGCTACGGCGCCACTGAGCGCGGCTATTGACGCCGTGGAGCTCAACGAGACATCAGGCCGAATAAATGGACTGGTGAATGCAGGCCCAGGCTATACGGCTACTGTTGCCCCTTTCGAGAAGGTGGCAGCCGGAACGCCGGACGAGCAATACGACGCCATCGTGACAAATGTTCCGTTTGGCGGCGTCGCAGATCGAGGCGGCAACCAGTTGCACGACAACCGCTACCAGAAGGAGCCGCTGCAAAACTACTTCATTCTGCGCTCCCTGGAGAAGCTGAAGCCTGGCGGCCTGGCTGTTTTCATCACGCCGCCGCGCTGCGTCTCCGGCAAGGGCGGCAAGGAAGAGGAATTGCGCGTCAAGGCGAGCTACGCGGCTGAATTCCTTGGCGCCTACCGGCTGCCAAACGCGGTATTCGGCACAGCAAGCGCCGACACCATGACCGACGTGATTGCTTTCCGCAAGTACAGCCGCGAGACCCTGGATAAGATCGCCGAATTGCGCGAGCAGTCGCCGCAATCCCTGATCGATGCCAATGTGCAATGGCAGCCGTTCATCGAGGGCCGTTACTTCGACGGCGAAGGAAAGCGATTCGTGCTGGGCGACTTCGTTCCAAAAGACCCGAACAAGTTCCGCGACGTGGATCGCGTCATCACTCAGGCCAGCGTCGGAGAAATCGGCAAGATGCTGAAGCGCTTCCCTGATTCCAGAGTGAATTGGGACTTGCTGGGCACGGTTGAAACCACGCCGATCATTTACCGCGATGGCGATACGATCACCCAGTCCGGCCAGACGCTTCAGATGCAGGGCGGCCGCTGGGTGCCCATGATGCGCAGCGAGGAAAGCGCGGACGCCGCCGAACTGGTCGGGAAGCTGAAGACGCCGTATTCCGCCTTTGAGAGCCGCGTCACCTGGATCGAGGCTGAAAAGTGCGTCGATTACATGATCGAGACTTCGCAATCTCTCGACATACCGGCGTGGCTACGCGGCGCAATGGCCGAAATCCGCCGACTGAAGGACGCCGGCGAGCGCGCACAGTTTTGGAATGCCGGGATTGTTGGGATGTCAGTCGCCCAAGTCCTGGAAGAGCGACTTGGCGAGGAAATCGGCGTCAATTTCGCCGAGGAATATCCCGCCCTGACCGACGCCATGCAGCGCGTATCCGTGGCCGCGAAAAAGCGGCCGTCCGTGCTTGGCGGGAAGGTTAAGGAGGGGCTCGCCACAATCGGCAACCACTACCAGAAGAAAACCGGGTTCTCCGCCGTGTGGCGTGGCGATGTGCAGCAGCAGGCGCCAACCGTCGAAATCACGGCAGATTCCAGCTTCGAGGGGCTGCGCTACAAAACGAAATCCATCTGGGCCGGCATGGACGAGGCCAAGGCCATCTATGGCGATGGATTCGAGCCATACGAAGACCCGGCCTGGTGCGTCTCCCCTGACGGGAAGAGCGTCACCCGCGCCGATGACTATTACGTCGGCAACTACGCCGACTTCCTGAAGCGCGCCGACGCCGACATCGCCGCAGCAACCGACGAGAAAATCCGGGCCAAGCTGCTGCGCCAGAAGCTGGACGCCGCCGCCCGAATCGACAAGGTTGATGTGTCGAAGCTGACCTTCAACCTGTTCAGTCCTCACGTCACACTGGAAGAGAAGGCGGAATTCCTTCGCCGTTTCGTGCATCCGTCTGCCTCTGTCATCTATGACGAGAAGACTGGCGAAAAGCGCGTCGATATTGATGTTCCTGGCAGCAAGCTGACCGACCGCGAGAAGCTGCTGAACCGCATCGGAGACTACCTGAAGAACGGCACCATTACGCTTGGCGGCGCCAAACTTGGCATGGATGATGCCAAGGCGCTCCAGGAGCTGCGCAAGATGGTCAATACCGCCAACGAGCAGTTCAACGGCTGGGTGCGCGGCAATCGCGCCATTGTGAGCCGACTGGAAAGTGTCGCATCCGACCCCGAGAAGCTGCGCTTCCGCTCTGTCAGCGACGAATCGCCGTTGCCGGTTCCTGGCCTTAACCCTGAACTCAAGCTGCATGGCTACCAAAACGCATTTGTCCGCTTGCAAGGCCGCGAATTTGGTGGCGGCAACGGCGATGGCGTAGGGCTTGGCAAGACCTTCCAGGGACTGGTTGCGGTTCAATACGCCCAGAGCATCGGCGTCAAGACCAAGACGCTCTTCGTGGTTCCCAATTCCGTGCTGTCCAACTGGCGCAAGGAGGCCATGCGCGCCTATTCTTCAACCGACGACTGCCTGTTTGTCGGCCTGCGCGAAGGCAAGGGCGGAAAACCGGTTGTGAGCTCGTCGAACTTCGACGCCGACCTGACGGCCGTCATGGAGAACCGGCACAGCAAGATTTTCATGACACTGGAAGCGTTCGAGCGCATCCGACTGCGAGACGAAACCATCGCCTCCTATGAGCAGTTCATGCGCAAGGCTGACGCCAGCTTTGCCGAGAGCGAGGACAAGAAGGAGGACGAGCGCGCCAAGGGCAAGCAGGCCGGACTTCTTTCCTTCCTGTCAAACAAGAGCGGCAGCGCCCCATATCTTGAAGACATGGGCGTCGATAGCATCGTGTTCGACGAGGCGCATGTCTTCAAGAATTCCGCCCAGACCGTCGATTTCAAGGCCGCCAAGTTCCTTTCCTTGTCTCCGGCATCGAAGCGCGGCATTGATGCCCAGGCCAAATCCTGGCTCATCCGTGGAAAGTCGGAACTGAAGGATGGCGTCCTGATGCTGACCGCCACGCCGATCACCAATAGCCCGCTGGAAATCTACGCCATGCTGTCGCTGGCCATTGGGCATGAGCGCGTCAATGACATGTGCCTTGGTATCAAGGGCGCCGACAACTTCATGGAAATGATGTGCGCCAAGGAGAACCAGGACGACGTGACAATGGACGGCGTAGCTCGCACCACGGACGTGTTCGTCGGCCTCAACAACGTCGGCGTGCTGCGCAAGGCGCTTTCGAGCGCCTTCACCATCCGTTCAGCAGAGGATGTCGGCGAGCAGATTGTTGTTCCTGACCGCGAAGAGAAGGCTACACCGGTGACGCTTCCCAAGGACATCGTTGATCGCCTGAAGCTCTACAAGGGCGCTTTCCGCTGGGCCATTGACGAAATCTCCGAGAAGTCGCCGAACCGTGGAGACAAGGGCGCATTCGATGAAGTCTCGCGCCACTTCGGCGAGGAAATGGCACTGGTCGGGCACCCGTTCAACCTCATCAACAAGATGACGCTGTTGATCGCCGACCCTGAGCTTGACCAGCGCGCCACCTTCTACAGTTTCATTGCAGCCCAGGCAGACAAGGCAAAGGCAGCCATTGAGCAGTTCAACGCCAAGCGGTTCAGCGAAGACCGTCCGCGCCCGTCGCCAATGACCGATGAGAGCGCCATTGTTGGCCGTAAGACCACCAAGGACGCCGCAGGAAATGAGAGCGAGCTCCTGAAGATCGAGGTTCGCGCCAAGGCGATCGATGGAAACCGGGTTGCGATTGACACCATCGACCCAGATACCCAGAGCGCATTCGAAGCCATCGCCGAAAAACTTGGCCTTGACCTGGATGTCTCCGTCCCTCCGAAACTGGCCGCCATGCTGGAGAACTTCCAGCACGAACAAGCCACGCCGCGCGGAATTGACGAGAGCGGCGGCAAGTCGCCCATCGTCAAGCAGATCGTGTTTTGCGACATCCTGCCGCTGCATAACAAGATCAAGCGCCTTCTTTCGAAGCGCGCCGGCGTGCCGTCTGGCGCCGTGGCTGTCATCACCGGCAAGACCAACAATGCACCCGATGAAATCATGGCGGTGCAGGACGGGTTCAACGCCGGCGGCGAGGACAACAAGTACCGCGTCGTGATCGCCAACGAGAAGGCAGAGGTCGGCATCAACCTCCAGAAGGGAACGCAGGCTATCCACCATCTGACCATCGGATGGACGCCAGATAGCCTGGAGCAGCGCAATGGGCGCGGCGTCCGCCAGGGCAATAAGACGGCGCGCGTCAGCCTCTACTACTACGATGCCGACGGAACCTTTGACACCAGCAAGCGTGCAATGGTGAACAAGAAAGCCGACTGGATCAGCCAGGTTATGGATGTGAATGGTTCCGATAGCGTTGCCGTCACCGGCGGCCTGTCGAAGGAGCAGATGGAGGCCCTGATCGACGTTGTAGGCGATGCTGACGCAATGCGCCGCATGCAGGAAACCATCGCCGCAAAGGAGGCAGCTTCGCGCGCATCAAGCAACCGCGACCGGCAGATGATTAACATCGACACCATCCGCAAGCAGAATGCTTTCCTGAGCGAGAACCCGACGCCGGCGAATTTCATCATCCGCAAGATCATCGGCCTGTGGAACATGGAGAAGCAGGCCGGCATGCTGCGCGACCGGATCAACAACCCGAAGGCCACGGCAACGGCTGTTGCCAAGAACGAAAGCCTGCTGGCTGAATTGATGGCAAGCATCGGCGGACTTCGCCGCCAGATTGAAGGCTCCGCGACCATTTATCGCAGCGAGTGGCGCGCCGGCGGGCAGAGCAAGGAAACCGTCTCCCTGGATAGCTTCTTTACTGCTGTGCGCGGCGGCAAAAAGCAAAAGGATGACGACATCGAGTCCATGCTGTTGGGCAAGATTTGGCCGACCTTCGGCATTGATGCCATCGATGGAGGCACGATCTCCAACGAATGGCAGTCCGAGGTCGATATGGCGAAATCCATGATCGATGAATCGAAGTCCAGCTTCTTCCGTCAGGCCGAAGAGTCTGGCGCCTATCCGGCGGCCGTGGCGGACGCCATCGCCAACGGGAACGGCATCGTCTATAACGGCAAGCCGCTCCTGCATGGCGCATTCGTCCGGCTTGGCTCCGGCTTGGCCGTGCTGACGCTGGTCAATGGCCGCCCTGGAGCCTTTGGCCGAAGCCGTGACGGTTCGCCACTGGCCGACCGCGACATCATGGCCGGCGAGTGGATTTACCAGGGCTCCGCAGAGTACGATGCCTGCATCACTGAGGCGGCTGAGATTGAAGACCGGATCAACGAGGGGGGTACTGTCGAAAACGGTTTCAACAAGGTCGTGCCGGAAGTCGCGCAACGCCGCAAGGTTGAAGCCATTGCGGCCTACAGCGCCCATGAGTACCAGCTTCCGCAGCCGCATTTCCCATTCGTGATTCTGCCGAACGATGCCGACAAGACGCCGGCCATGCGCAGCATCTTCGATTCCCAGGCGAGCGTTATCAAGTCTTTCGATTCCGGCAGCTTCGTAGTATCAAGCAGCCTGGCGGTTGAGCGCCGGCAGCATGGCAGCAGCAGCGAATCGAAGTTTGACGCGCTGCGTGAGTACGCTGCCGCAACGGGCGTAAAGCTGACCATTGCAGATTTCGACGACTTCGACATCTGGTTGCAGAAGCAGATCGAGAAGACGGTATCGCTCGACAACTTGAAGGCCGCCTTAACTGGCGAGTCCGAGCCTGAGATTCGTGAGCAGGCCGCATCGTTCATGCAGGGCGCTGCGTCATGGTTCGACTATAAGGGCAAAGACCCAGCCAGCGACTACCTTCCTTGGGCCTACAAGTCGGCCATCGAGGCGGCCGTGAGCAAGGCACTGTCCGGCTCCGCACCGAAGGGAAATCTTCCTACCGACGTGGTGGGCATCAAGGGCAATACCAAGCCGTGGAAGGAGACCATCAAGAACTGCGCGAACCTGGCCGGCTTTGGCAAGTTCAAGTGGGACGGCGATGCACTGGTATGGAACGTCTATCGCTCGACGTGGGATTATCTCGTCAGCACCTATCCAAGGGCAGCCGAGCAGCTTGAGCTTGCCGACGCAACCCGTTCAATTTGAGGAATGAATCATGGCCTTCACTGAATACAAGTTCGACAAGGAAATGCTCAAGGCGCTCGTCGCGGAGCGCTCCGCAAACCTCCGGGCCAACCGGGGGTTTTCCAATCTCCTGGCGTTTGGCTTGGGCGTTGTTGCCGAGCGGTTGCGCGTCGATCCGCCGAGGTATCGAGATTACGGGCCGTTTTGGTTTGCCCTCAAGGAAGTCATGAACCGGAACGGGTACAACCTTGGCGACCAGTCCGACCCGCTGATTGCCAAGGAATACCGGGGCGAAACCGATGTCGAAACGCTCATCGCCGCCGATGAGTTCCGCACCGAGTACCTGCGCACCCAGATGATCTACACCAACAAATTCATGCTCGACGGCGAGAGCGGAGAATTCTGGACGCTCTACGATGCCGACATGGAAGCCCCGGCCTTGGCGATTTCGCCGAATTCGTGAAGTTCGCGCTTGGCTGACAGGTAGGCGGCATGGGCGTCCTCTGCGGTGCCGAAGTTGCCCAGATGCCGCCCCTTGCCATCCACCATGATCCGGGACTGCCAGCACTGGTGCCGATCATTCCAACGGACGCCGAGCAGGCCGGTTTTGCTGTCCGACCGTGCCGCTCGCATGTTCTGCTTGTTCTGGGCATTGGTTGCTTCCCGCAAATTACCGATGCGGTTGTCGTCCCGGATGCCGTTGATATGGTCAATCTGGCCTTGCGGCCAGACCCCATGCACGTACAGCCACGCCAGACGGTGCGCCGGGTGAAGCCTGCCGCAAACCATGATGTTGATGTAGCCCTTCTGGTTTTTGGCGCCGGCTACGTCACCAACCTTCACGCGGTTGGTCGTGCTGACCTTGCGCGTGAAAAGGCCGGTGTCAGTACCGTAGTCGAACAGTTCCCGGAGCAATGCTGCGGTCAACTCGGTTTTCTGTGCCATTTTCAATGCCTCGCCGCCAGCGCCCGTTGCTGATAGAACGCCGCCCGACTGGCGAGTTTCGCATTGCAGTCGCTGGCAATCTCGGCGAGGGTGTCGCTGTCGATGTACATGCCATTTCCGGCGGACAGGTGCGCCCAGACATTCTTGAGGCTGTAGAGCGGCGCGGTCAGCTTCGGCAGTTCGGCCCCCACCGCTTCGGCCACGGCCTGCCGGATTTCCTCCCGCAGCGAGCGGCCAAGGCCGGACTTCGGCAAAGTCGGCGCTGGCGGGACGGCGGCCAATGCCCGGCGCTCGCATTCGATGAAGTAGCGGCGAACCTGCCGGCCTTTCTCGTTGCGTTCGACCATTGCCAGTTCCTTCGCCATGTCCAGAGTCAGGTGGTAATCCTTGCTGCGCCGGTCTCCGCCACGGCTTTTTTGATTCCCCCGTTTCGGGGAATCAATCAGAAAGTAGTCATCATTCTCTGAAAAGCCGTATTCGGCGATTCGATCCTTGATCCAGGTGGCGAAGTCACGGCCGACATCAAGGAAGGCGTGCAGGTCGCGGGCATTGCAAAGCTGGGCGGGTTGATTCTGGATAGTGCTGGTGAAGACGGGCACGAGTGCTGTTGCAGTCATGGCATTACTCCTGTAGTGCGGTTTATGTCTCCGCTTCCCCGACGCCAATCAGGGTGGGCGGAACCGTACAGGTTGGCGTACCGGCCTACAGGAAACCGGCGAGTCCGAAGACTCCCCGCACGGCCCGCCCATAAACAGGTGCGCCATGCCGACGGACATGAAAAAAGCCGCATTGCTGGCGGCTTGTCCGCCTGTAGATTCCGGGACGCCAATCCCGACTGCCGTTGTTGCGGCAGCGGGTTGATTATGTCCCGGAACGGCGAGAGATGCAACAACGCGGCGAACATATCCTGTTTTGCCGCCGACGAATAGACGAACGTTTCGGTGCTGTCGTTCTCATTGACTTTGTGTATCCCAATTTATACAATGGAACGCATGAAGATCATTCACACCACAGAAACGTTCGACGATTGGTTTTCCGGGCTGCGTGACAGGCAAGCGATTCGCCGGATTCAGGCCCGCATCGACCGGGCTGAAGATGGCAATTTCGGTGATTGCGAGCCAGTGGGAGAGGGAGTGTCGGAGATGCGTATTCACTACGGGCCGGGTTATCGCGTGTATTTCGCGCAGCGCGGCATGGAGATTGTGATTCTGCTGGCGGGTGGCGACAAATCCACTCAATCGAAGGACATCAAGACCGCGCTTGAACTGGCGCGGCAACTGTAGGAGATGAAAATGGGAACGCTGAAACTGCGCAAATGGGATAGTGCCGAGCACCTCAAGACCGACGAGGACATGGTGATGTACCTTGAAGCCTGCATGGAAGAAGCTGGCGACGATGCCGCTTTCATCGCCAAGGCGCTGGGCACTATCGCCCGCGCCAAGGGCATGACGCAGCTCGCCAAGGAAACCGGCCTTGGGCGCGAAAGCCTTTACAAGGCGCTCTCAGGCGAAGGGAATCCGAGTTTTGCGACCATTCTCAAGGTAACGCACGCGCTGGGCCTCAAGCTGCATCCAGAAATCGCGCACGCCTGACCCTGTAGCGGAAAACGGGCGGGAATCGGGCAATCCCGCCGCGCTACCCTCGTGCCATCGTCTATGACTGTGGCGCGACATGTCCATTTCCAACGCACCGATCAAGGTTCCAACCAAATCCGCCGGGATTTTCTCTCGCTTCGGCATGACGGCGCGCCGCTGGGCATCGTCATTTCTTGGCCCGGCAAACCAGATCGACCAATCCGACACATTCCTGTATGGCGCCGGAAGCACTACCGTCGCCTCCCTACTGGGAACAGGCAAGCGGTCGGCCAGGTCTCGACAGATTATCTACGACAAGTGGTCGACAATGGAGTCCGACCCGATTGTTTCAACGGCCTTGCTGCTGTTGGTAACTTCGGCCCTGGGAGGCCACGAGACGAACGGCGACCTTGTTTTTGTCGAAAAGACCCCGGACGCCAAAAAGAACAAGCAGCTTTCTACCATCGCCGAGGAAGTTGCGGCCGATCTGACGCCGCTATTCAACCGCGTAGCCTTCCAGATCGCCTACACGGGGGCAGTGTTCGGTGATGCCTACGCCAGAATTTATGCCGACTCGCGCGGCGTGATCGACCTTTACGCCGATGAAATGGTGCGGCCTCCGCTGGTGCAGCCATTCGAGCGCGGGAGTCGCACGGTCGGCTACGCCATCTACACCGGTGAGCGCAATTTCGAGCGCCTTGACGTGTCGCAGCTTGCGCGCATGAAGATGCCGCGTACCCAGTGGGTTCCGCAGCATGGCGTGGTGGAAAAGTCACTGCGACTGGCCATCACCGAGGACGATATTGACGGCCTGCCTGTCATGCCGAGCATGGCCGGCGGATCGCTGCTGTACAACGCCGAGGAAGCCTACGACAACCTGACCGCATCACTACTTGGACTTGTCGGGCAGCGCTGGATGGATTCGATTGATGAGCAGATGGTAGCCGTCAATCTTGAGTCCATGACCCTGGAGCAGCAAGAGCGGTTTGTGGAGTCCGTCAAGGACATGCTCAAGGCGTCAAAGTCGCACGCCGAAGAGGCCGTAAAGAGCGGGCGCCCGGTCATGGAGCGTATCCGCCACATCATTCCGGTTTTCAACGAAAAGCAACTGACCAATATCGGCCCATCGAATGGCGGGCAGTCTGGCCGCGCTGGAAGTATCACGATTGAGGATGTGATGCTCCATGCCCGCCTACTGTCTGGCGCCATCGGCGTCGATCTTTCAATGCTTGGTTTCGCTGACCAGCTTTCCGGCGGCCTGGGAGAGGGCGGATTCTTCCGGGTTTCCGCTCAGGCTGCGGAGCGGGCGCGCATCATTCGCGTTGCGCTGTCAGAGTTCTTCAATCATGTGATCGACATCCACACCATGCGCCGCTACGGCGTGGTGTTCAGCCCGACAGAGCGCCCTTGGGTTATCAACTTCTTCGGCTCAATTTCAGCCCTTGAGTCAGAAAAACAGCGCACGCGTGCCGACTCAATGAATGCCGGCATGCTGCTGGTGCAGTCCATGCAGATGATGAAGGAAATGGGCGCCAGCAAGGAAATCATGAGCGAGTTCCTGACCAAGACCATGATGCTCGACGAGGATCAGGCAAAGCTGTTCGCTACCATCGTGGATGCCAAGCCTCCACAGGACGGCGGCGGCTTCGGGGGTGAATAGCCATGCTGAAAATATGCTCGAAATGCGGGGCTGAAAAGGATTGCTCTGAATTTAGCAAGGATGCGGCCAAGAAAGACGGCCTCCGCAGCAGTTGCCGAGATTGCTGGTCTGAGTACAACAAAGCCAGGCGGAGCGGCAAGGAGGCCAAGGAAAAGGCGGCAGCCTATGCGGCAGAGTATTACTCCAGGCCAGAAAACAAGGCGCACCACGCCGCCCACATGGCTGGATATTTCGGCTATTCGTAAAACGGTGTGGAACTGACCCATCCAAGCAACAACCAGAAAACGCAAAAGTGTGTGGAAAGGATTGACGTGGAACAAGCTAAATTCATCGAGGTTGGCGCGGACATTCGCTATTGGGAAGACGCCACCGTAAATGGCAAGGAAGACAGCGACGGAACGCTGATTCCGTGCCGAAAAGGAACCTCGTGGGAGCCGGTTATCGAACTGGCTACGGGCCGCATCATGAATTGGCCTGAAGGCATTGAAGCTGACATTCACTACAAGGTATGCGATGCCGGCGAATACTGGCTTCTGGATGAGGCCAAGAAGCGCATCGCCAAATGGAAGGGCTATTACGTCCCTGACGACCTCCTGTGCGTCGGTGATAACGGTTACGGCGACTACATCATCTTCAAGGTCGGCGCAGATGGCGTGGTGGTTGGCTGGACAAATCCTGGCATCAACCCTGAGCAATGGGTTCCGGTTTGAACGATTCCACACGCAACCTGCCGCCACTGGGCGGCAGGTTTCCACATGCTTTTACGAATAGCCGATATTTCAAGCGAAACCGCGATGCCTACGCTGCTCGCGGCAATCGATGGAGAGCGAAGCCAGAGAATGCCGCCAAGGTTCTTGCATACCACAGTCGGCCAGAGGTGAAGCTGGCAACCAATGCCAGGGCCTCTGCTTGGGCGAAAGCAAATCCAGAGGCCAGAAGGGCTAGTTTCTACAATCGACTTGCCATGAAGAAGCGCGTCGGCGGCAAGCACACGGCAGCCGACATCAAGCGGCTATTCCGGCTTCAGCGCGGCAAGTGCGCCTGCTGCCGCGTCAGCATCGCCGATGGCTACCACGTCGATCATATCCAGCCGCTGGTGCTTGGCGGATCGAACGACAAGGCCAATCTGCAACTACTCTGCCCGACGTGCAATTTGAGGAAGGGTGCAAAACCGCCTGAGCGATGGGCCGCCGAGAATGGGAGGCTGCTTTGAGTTTGTACAATAACGTGGCTGCAAGCCTGTCCAGCAATGGCTTGATGGGCTCCATCAGTTCGGGAATCAGTTCCTCCGTCGGCGGCGTTGCGGCCAAGGCGGCCAATGCTTTTGGCGGCGGCAAGCTGGCGGCTACGGTTGCTGGCATGGGGGCAAACATGGCGACGAATGCCGCCATGAACCTCGTCAATAAGCACATCCCAATCCAAGCGCAGCGGGCGCTCAATGTTGGTGCCGGCGCCGTTGGCGACATCATGAATGGAAACTGGGAGGGCGCCGGAATGCGCATTCTGGATTCCGGCATGCTGAACAACCTATTTCCAGGAATGAGCGGCGTCGCATCGCAGACCATGTACTGGGGCGCCTCTACCCCGCTTTTTGGCGGCATCAGCCCGACCGAGGCGCGGCGTATCTATGACGACATGCGCGGGCAGCGCCTCGCCAAGAAAAACCTATTCCTGATCGAGGTATCGAGCAAGCTGCAAGGAGATGTATCGCAGCGGTTCAATTTGTTCGCCACCGATGTTGAGTACGCCCCATTCACCGTTTCCGGCGAGAAGCGCAAGGTTGGCGGGGCTGTCGTCGATTCCGTACAGGGAAACGAGCCGGTTGAGTTGCGCCTGACCACGATGGACGACCAGTCAGGTTTCCTGAAGAAGTGGTTTGCTGCACACCACGGGGCCGCAGCAGCAAGGGACGGAACTGTCGGCGTTCCGGCGAGCTACGCCGTCACGATCAAGGTCGTGCATGCGTTCATCACCAGAGGCAGCAATCGCGGAGGATACGAGGACATCGGGTTATTCCGTCCGGCGAATCTGGAATTCAGCCTTTCTCGCCGCGAGGACGGACTACAGGAGGTGCAGATGTCGTTCTCGCAACTCGATACTTTCATGAAGGCGTAACGGCATGGCGGCACTTAAGCACGATGCGCAGGGCTTCCTTGTCGGAGACCCGATTGATATTGGCCGCGCGCTTGCGGTCTGGGATGACATCAGGAGCGATGTTCGGGCAATCCGCAAGGCTGTTATGGGCGCCAGCGAGGCGGCCGTCAAAGGTGGCGGGAAGCACGCTGACGCATCAAGGGTTATTACCCCTCGCGGCGGCATGGAAGAGGCAGACCCGGCCGTCAAGGCAACACCAAGGGGCCGAGAGCGCGCGGCGTCAGCAATTCCAGCCCGCCGCTACAGCGATGAGATTCCATCCCTGCTGCGGAAGGCTGTCACGCCGGTTCGCGGGCAAGGAAATGAAGCCGCATCGACATCGGCAAAGTCTGGCGCCTCTGGCGTCATGGTGCGACCGGAACGGAAGTCGCCACAGTCGGTAGCAAAGCCTGCCGGACGGGATGGGCGAGGCAGATTCACCAAGGGCGATGGCCGCCCGGATGGGCTGCTGCCAAATGATGCGGCGGACGATGCCGATACTGGCGCATTGCGCTCGATTGCTGACCGTATCGTCGGCGCTGTTGCCGATTCAAGCGGCGGCATGGAAGAGGCAGACCCGGCCGTCAAGGCGTTCAATGAGGTAGCCCAGCCGATGGCGCGCGGCTATGAAATGCTGACCGGCGGCAGTGAGGACAAGAAGCAGACCGGCTTTCTCCGGCGCATCTTCTCGACCCTGAGCGTCTTCAGGAAGGAAGAGACGGCCTATTCGAAGGCGGCAAACAAGAGCTTGAAGCTGCTTGAGGAAAAACCGGAAGCAAAGGGCAGCGGAGACGGCGGCGGCCTGCTTGGCATGATGTCCGGCCTATTGTCGAAAATCCCGGTTATCGGGCCGATGCTGGCCGGCGGCGCTGGGATGCTTGGTGGAGCCAGCAAGGGCTTGATGGGCGCTGGCAAAGGATTGCTTGGTGCTGGCAAGGGCATGCTTCGCCGCATCCCGCTGCTTGGCGCGCTGATCGGCGGCGTCGGAGCAGCCTCCGACATTTACAGCAGCGAAACGGACGACTCGCTGACCCGGCGTCAGAAGGATGAAAAAGCAGGAAAGGCGGTTGGCGGGTTCGCCGGTAGTGTCGGCGGCATGCTCGCTGGCGCCAAGCTGGGGGCAATGGCCGGTGCAATCGGCGGCCCTATCGGGGTTGCTATCGGCGGCGCCCTGGGCGGGGCTGTCGGCATGTTCTTTGGCGACCAGGCTGGGCAGATAATCGGCGACACCGTAGGGGGCTGGGTTTCTGATCTGCGTGAGGCGGACATACCCGGCAAGATCGTTGGCGCCTGGGAAGCGACAACCGACTTCCTGAAGAAGGGATGGGATGGTGCGCTCGAAAAGCTGTCGGACGCCTGGAAGGGAATCAAGGATGCCGGAAGCCAAGCCGTCGATTGGGCCGCAGACAAAGCGAATGCCGCCAATTCATTCGTCAAGGACAAAACCGGGTTTGATGCAAAAGCCGGAGCACAGAGGGCGGCAACATGGGCCGCAGACACGGCTGTATCAGCAAAAACAAAGGCCGTAGAGGTCGGCGGGCAGGCAGTCGATAGCGTCAAGAAAGGCGCTGAGTGGGCCGCTGACAACACGACCGTCGGCAAGGGCGTTGCAAAAGCGTGGGAAGGCGCAAAGACCGCCGGAAACTGGGTATTGGGCCAGACAAGCAAGTTGTTCGAGTCGGGCAAAGGCGGTGCCGGAACCGTGTCAAGCGGGAAAGGTGACTTCGGAGGCGCATCCTATGGCACCTATCAGCTTTCATCGACGCAAGGAACGCTGCAAAAATTTCTGAAGTCGAGCAAATACGGCGATCAGTTCACTGGACTACAGCCTGGCTCGCCTGAGTTCAACGCCAAATGGAAGGAAGTCGCCAAGGCCGATCCTGAATTCGGCAATGCCCAGCACGACTTCATTAAAGCCAGCCACTACGACCCGCAAATCGACCGGCTGAAGAAAGGCGGAATTGACCTTTCCGGGCGCGGCGCGGCGGTTCAGGACGCCGTATGGAGCACGTCAGTTCAGTTCGGAGGGAATTCATCCCTAATCGAGAAGTCACTGAAGGGCAAGGACACCGCCAGCATGTCCGATGCGGATATTGTTTCCGCCATCCAGGACTACAAGGTGGCGAACAATGACAAGCTGTTTGCGAGCTCATCGGCAGGGGTAAGGGCCGGAACTGCCAAGCGCGCAGTGGAAGAAAAAAATCGGCTTCTGGCGCTCGCCGGTCAGGACGCCGCGCCTACGGCCGTCGCATCACAGCAGGCACCATCATCCGCCATTGCCTCGCCGGCGCCGCCTGTTGTCGCAAGCATAAGCGCACCGCCGGTTTCAGTCGCTCCGACAGCGCCGCCAATTGCCGAGGCGCCAACGGTTGCTGTCCCAATGGCGTCCGCCGACACGAAGAAGGCAGCCGCCGTCGCAGCCCCGTCGCAGGATGCCGGGCAAGACCTGAAGGATCGCCGCATTGCTCATATCGTCACCGGCGGACTGAGTAACGCCTGATCGCGGAAAAACCCGCGTCGCCAGACGTTGCCAGCCCCATAGGATTAGGGCATGGCGACGATAACGGGCAATGAAATTCAGGGCATGGTCGGACACTGGCTGAAAACGCCAGTGAATGGCTATTTGGGCTCTGACTACGGGCAGGACGTGAAGGCTCTATTGCAGCAGCCGCAGACCGACGGCGCGCCGGATGCGTTCCTGCAAAAGCTGCGCTCCGATGTGGCCGTTCTTCAGGCGCTCCCTGCTGGATCGATCAATCTCTATGGCGTTCAGACGCCGCCTGATCGCCTCGATCTTGTAATCGAGGTTGCCGGCCAAGTGATCGAGGTTCCGAGGACGTGACATGCTGACCAAGGCAGATTTTCAGCGGGCAATCCGCGATTCGATTTCATCCTACCCGGCCATTGCTCCGCTGTACCAGGCCGGAGACCCGCGCGTGTTACAGCATCTTGATGCAATGGCAACCATGCTGGCGATGTTCTCCGCCCAGCTTGAAACGGCCATGTCTGAGCCGTTCGAGAAAACGCGGGACGCTACCGTTCTGGCCGATGCTGCAATGCGCGGAATCGTTCGCAAGGCGACTCCGGCAAGGGTGCGGATTCGAGCTGCAAATAAGGGCGGAGAGGTCTTTGTTATCGAATCAGGGAGAACGATCCTTGATTCATCCGGGCTTTCCTACAGGATTGAGACACCGGCCAGCGTGCCGGCAGATGGAGAGGCGACATTCGAGGCGGTGCAACTGCGCTCGCTGGTCGTTCGCCACACCGTCAGCGGTAGCGAGCCGTTCTACGCCATTGAAATACCGCCATCCGAAGACGATTCCTACCTGTGCGGCGTTTCCGTGAGCGATGGCGATGGAGAGCTCTCCTACCGCGACCGCTACGTCAACACCTTCCCGGATGACCGGGTATTCCACATCGAGGCCGATGACCGCCAGCGCGTCTATGTCCGCTTCGGCTTTGATGGCGTGGTCGGCGTGCAACCACGAGACGGCGCCGCCATTACCTTGGCCGTGTTCTATACCGCCGGCGACATAAGCCCGGCGTTTGGCAGCCCGTTTTCGTTCGAGTACCTTGTCTCTCCGCTGGAGGCGGCCATCGAAATGAAGATGGATGCCATGCTGCTGCCTGGTCAGAATCCGCCGCCCATGTCGGTGCTGCGAGACCTGGCGCGCTACCCGTCTGTCTATGACGGCAATGCGGTATTCCTGGGCGAGTTCGATTTCTTGGTGCGCAGGAACTTTCCGACGCTGCGCTTCTTGTCGGTCTGGAATGAATCGGCTGAAGAACGGGCGCGAGGCCCCAGCTTCGATAACATCAATACCCTATTCGTCGCCTGCCTATCGAGCACTGGCGAAGAAAGCATCCTGACCGAAGAAGACCCGGCTGTACCGGTTCCGCCGGCGGTGATCGCCAACGAATCGCTCACCGACACCCAGCGCGAAATAAAGGCCGCCATCCTGGCCGCCGACGACAGCTATAAGGTGCGCTTCTTTACCCCGGTGCGCTCGAAGATCGCCATGACCATCAGCGCCAGGGTGGCAACCTCATACGTTGCTTCCGACGTGCGCCAGAAAATCATCGAGGCCATCTTGTCGGAGTTTGGCGAGACGGCGGCAGCATCACGGCGCGGCCGCAATCGCCCGCTCTATCAGCGAGTTTATGCGCTGCTGCGCGAAAAGGTTGCGGCGCTCTCCGGCGGAGAGTCTGACCTGACCGTCAATATCCTGGAACCTGAAGCGCTGGCGGCCCGGCCTGAAATGTGGCGCTACGTCGCCACCGAAAGCCTCTCAGTTACCGTCGAGACGGTCAATATCGTCACGCCGTCCTGGGGCGGGTAGTGGGCCGCCATGTCTCTTGACTTCCAAAACGCCCAACTTCCGCGACTAAGCCCCCTCGAAGGCAGCTTTGCCGAAAACGAGGTTGAGGCCGACCTGAAGAAGCTATTCCTCGATCTGTTCGGGGCCAACCTTGCGGGAGACTCGTTCGACGCGAACGTCCTTGGTGCTGCGCATCTTGGCTCCCTTGATCTGGTGCGCAAGGCGGTCAATACCGACGGTCTGGTGCTACTGCAAGGCGACCGTGAAGAGGCGGCAACGCGTTACCTGTACCGGGCCTGGAAGTCTGGCGACGTTCAGGGGCGTGGCCTGCATTTCCTGCGCACCTACCTGCAAATGCTGTTCCCCAACGAATGCGAGGTGGAACAGCTTTGGCACGACAAGGAAAGCCCGTACCCGACGGCGCTCTACACCACGAAACCAAGCTTCGCGTGGTGGCTGCATCAAGTCGGCGAGGATGGCGTGAAGCTGGACGGCTCCTGGGGGCTTGGACGGCGCATTGTCGGCGCCGATGAAAGCCGGGCCAACCGCAAGGTGAATACCGCCGGGATGTTCCTGACCAGTCGAATCCTTATTTCGCTGGATTTCAGCGTCAATACTCGCTCGATTGCCAGCCTGATCCACATCATCCGCTCGGTCATCCCGGCGCGCCTGCTTCCCGTGTTCCGGTTCTGGCTGCGCATTGCCTTTGGCATATCCGTTTCGATGGGCTACGCGCTGGCGATGGACAAGACCATACCGATTCGCTACCCGTGGTGCGGTCGGGTTATCACCGAGGCGAACGATGGCCGATGGAAGTTGGGTATCGACGGCGAGCCGGCGCGCCTCCCAAGTCATTTCGGCACGTTCAAGCTCGGGAAGCTGGAGGGCGGAAAGGTCGATTGGCGCCTGAAGAGTTGCCGGGCGAGTGGCCTTGCTGACGTTGAAATAACCGGCGATACGCTGGTGTGGCGAGTCGAAACGATCCCCGCCGATCCTGAGCCAGAGTATTTCATTCCTGACCCGCCAACGACGCTTTTTGAGCGCATTCGCCGCCTTGATGGCACATGGACGGTCGGCGGCGCCTATCAGATCGGGCATTTCAGCCTAGACGGGCGCCGGCTCCGTAGCCGGAAAATGACCGTTTATCCGCGTTTTGGCGAGTTCAGAATCCACGATCACAAGCCTGCCGTCATGTTGCCACCGAAGCCTGCCCGGCTGACTCTTTCCGGTCAATGGAAGCTCGGCGGCCCCAGAAACCCGGCTTTCGAGTTCGAAATCATCAAGGAGTAGAGCGTGTCTGAGGCCGTTACAGTCAATGGATTCCGCCAACGCCTGGCCGCACACATGGCCGGCGTTGCAACACTTGCGCCGATTGCCTATGTGGCATTTGGCGATGGGGGGCACAACGCCGATATGACGCCAAAGGCGGCTGGCAGCAGCGTAACTGCGCTGTATCACGAAGTGCTGCGCAAGCCGCTCACCTCAATTTCACAAGAAGATTTGCTTTCTGTCACGGGCAAGGGCGTCGTCGATTCAAGCGAAATCGTCGGCGGCGTCATTTCCGAGGCTGGTCTCATCGACGCTGATGGGCATCTGGTCGGCTGGAAGACATTCGCGCCGAAATTCACGGAAGAAGGGGAGACCTACGGCGTGACCCTGAAGCTACGTTTTTGATCCAAGGAGCCCTCAATGTTGCCTAACCCCAGTATCACCCCCATCCCGAACAATGAACCGGATGCCGTTCCGTCCCTTTGGAACGTGCGCTACCAGGAAATCGACGAGAATTTCGATAACCTGGACAACCGCGCCGAGGCCATCGAATCCGAAATCGAGGCCGCCCGCGCCGGAAAGCCGAACCTGTCCGAGACGATCAACGCCATCGTTACCCAGATCGGCGGCATTTCCGGCACCCTGAACGGCCTGGCATCGCCCACGTCGGTACAGAATGCCGTCACCCTGGACTGGCTGTACCGCAATCGCCGCATCGCCTTCGAGCTTTTCGCGGCCGGCTACAACCTGCAAAACCACCTGGGCGTTTCCGTCACCAGCGGCATCATGGGCGACGACTCCCTGGACATCGCCGATACCAGCGGCGTGAAAGTCGGCGAAGACTACCTTCTGTCCGATGCGACCGATACCGCCCTGGTGCGGATCACCGCGATTCACTCCGGTACTCGCCTGCGCCTGGCGGCCAACCTGTCCCGCAACTGGGGCGCCGGCGCCAAGCTGACCGGCTCCACGCTCGTTGCACGGCCCGAAGGCGGCGTCGATGGCGCCATCGGCGGCCAGTGGGTGTCTCGCGCTCTCAACCTGGGTGACAACAACACGTCCCGCGCCGTCGTCATTCGCCGAAGCCTGAATGCCGGTGAGGCCCGCCTGTATTTCCGCGACGCCTACACCACGGCATGGACTGAGCGCGCCTGGTCGGTTCGTCGTTCCGGCGGCGGCACCAGCGGCGTGCCGGAAGGCTTCGCCGACTACGAATACGTCGTGCCCATGCGCGGCGATGGCTATCTGCGCATGGTGGTCGATGGCGAGCCGATGGTTATCAAGCACATCGTCGCTCTCGGCGGCGGTACTGAGCAGGGCGGCTACGTCAATCCGCTCATGCGCCCGAACGCGCCCACGATCAGCAGCCCGGCCACCGGCGCGACCAACGTCATCGAGACGCCGACGCTGACCGCTTCGAACTACGTCAGCCCGGCCGGCAATGCCTTCGCCACGGCGCAGTTCCAGATCAGCACCAGCAGCACCTTTGCCAGCGTCCTGCACGACTCCGGCGAAAAGTCGGCTATGACCTACTCGGTTCCGGCCGGCGTGCTTGCCGTCAATACCACCTTCTACGTCCGCGCTCGCGTCAAGGACGTTGCCGGCCTTGTGTCCGACTGGGCGACGATCACCAGCTTCACGACCAAGGCGACCTACGCCTACGTCAATACGCCGACCGTCACCACGCCGACCAACGGCCAGACCGAAATCCCGGAACAGCCGACGCTGCAATCCTCCGCCTTTGCCACGACCGGCGGCACCGACACGCACGCATCCAGCCAGTGGCAGATTCGACTTGCGTCCGGCTCCTGGGCGGCACCGCTGCACGATTCCGGCGCCAGCACCACGGCCAAGACCAGCTACACGGTTCCCGCCGGCGTCCTGGTTGCAGGTCAGACCCAGTACGTGATGCGCGTCCGCCACACCGGCACCAGTCTGGGCGCATCCGAGTGGTCGTCCGACATCGCCTTCACAACCAAGCAGCAGTTCGCCCAGATCATCGGCATCGTCTGCACGGCCACCGGCGGCGGCGCGGGCACCTGGCAGCGCATCGACGAGAATTTCAACGCAATCACGACCACGGCCGCGACCTTCAACAACCACCCGACCTATGCCGGCGTGGTTGCGCAGACCATCGACGGCCAGGCCATGATGAAGGTGCCGAAGTATTACCTGAAGACCGGCACCGTCCCGTCTGGCACCTATGCCGGCAAGCGCTACTGGATGGTTTCCGACCAGCCCGTCTCCGGCTTCAGCGTGCATCCGGCCTTCATGAATGCCGGCGCGCAGATCGACCAGTTCTGGGTGGGCAAGTACCAAGGCACGAACGACGGCGGCACCAAGCTCGGCTCCGTCGCTGGAAATACGCCTTTGGTCTCCATCGACTTCCCGACCATGCAGACCCGCGCCAACAACCGCAACACCGGCGGCGTCACCGGCTTTGGCCTGTGGAATATCTACCAGCTTTCGGCGATCCAAACCCTGGCGCTGATCGAAATTGGCGGCTCCGATAGCCAGACGCTGGTCGGCCAAGGCCATGTGTCCGGCTCGTCCGCGCTGGCCGTCGATAACGCTACCGTGGCGCAAGCCACCTGGCGCGGCATCGTTGGCCTCTGGGGCAACGTCTGGCAGATGGTCGACGGCCTGCAAACTGACGCCAGTTCCAAGTTCATGGTGTGGGACAAGAACGGCAACAAGACCTACAAGACGAGCTCGCTGACCGCCCCAACAAGCGGCACGTATCCGGTAACGATGGCGACAACCACCGGAACGGATTACGACCTTGGTACGGTATTCACGCCGGAGACGACGAACGCATCTGCCGCCAGCGCGACATTCCCTGACATTTTCTACAGTGGCGCATCGTGCGTTGCCTACCACGGCGGCGGTTGGGGCTACGGCGCGATCGCCGGCCTGTTCTTTCTCGACGTCGCCAACGCCGCGTCGCACTCGGGCTCGGGCATCGGCGGCCGCCTCGCAAAGGTGTAAT